TCAGGCCCCAGCCCCGCCGGTTGCCTTCGCGGCACGAAAGCTATCGAGCTGTTTTTTGGTTTGGCCGGTCTTGCAGGTGCAGTAGGTGTTCCCTGGCAGGAGACCGTCTTTGCACATGGTGCATTGGGGGATGTGCGCGACTTTTTGTGGTCCGATGAATTTGGTTCCCGACTCCGTCGTCTTTACGAGTCCGGCGATGGTCTCAGCGTCTTTTTGGCCCCCGACTTCGCGCGCTAGCCAGGTGTAGTAAGCCATGGGCTTCTGTATGGCGGACGGCGTCGTAGCCACAAAATCAACCTCCAGGAAGCGGGCAAGTGTTTCGTTCTTTAGGGCCTTTCGGACAATGCGGAGAAGGCGGTCCGGGTCTACGCGAAGGCTCAAGTCCGCTGCGGATCCATGGCGTTCCAGCATGCGGGTGCGGAATTCGGTTTCCGGGTCGGGGTGGGGGGGCCTCAATGGGGGGGGCTCATCATCAGCATTTGGAATGGGTGAAACTTTTGGTGTCGGACCGGGCGGAGACGCCGGCGCAGGCACTGATTCTCTTAACCCTGACTCTCTTGAGGATGAGTTGACTCTCTTTCCCTCCGGTTTTGCGGAAGGGTGGACCCCTCCGGTTTTGGGGAGGGGAGACCCCTCCGGTTTTGCGGAGGGGTGGGTGGGGGCCGCTCGTGGAGGCACCTTTCTGCAGTTACCAACCTCGCCAGCAAATGCCTCATGCCACAGAAATCGATATCCATTTGATCCGCCGCTGCCATCCTTCCGGTAGTGGAGTTCCTTTCGATCGATCGAAATGAACCCCTTGGTCTCCAACTCTCTTGCGTACTCGCGAGTTGTGGTGGGTCCCAGGCCCACCTCGCGCGCTAGCGTGGGGATCGCTGGATATGCAATGCCGTTCCTGCCCGCGAAGCGTGCCAGGCGGCCGTATACGAGTTTGGCGCCGGGCGAAAGACCTCTGTATCTGGACAGGGCCTCCGGGATGAAACTCCCCACAAAAAGGTGAAATGGATTAAAGGACTGCCCGACCTTTGGAGCAGCGCCGGCGCTGGCTGCCCCCGGACTCATAACAACGCACTCCGAGCGCCACAAGACGGATGAGGGAGGCCATGAGCGAACCTATCGGTGAGTTCGCTGCAACCCGAAAAGTGTTGCTCAACAACTTTTCCGACCAGGGAGTAGTCCTGGGGTCGCCGTCTTAACATGTTCTCCTTCTTCCTTTCTTTGGAACAAAGGAGAACCACCTTTCTAGCAGAGCCGCACGCCGAATCCCATTGCCTGCATTTGGATCGCACCACAGCCTGCCCCCGGGCGTTTCTGGGGTTGTTCGGACACCGCACTCAACGGTCGGGCTCATGGTTGCCGGGAATCCATTCTTGAGCCCTGAGTTGGTTGTTTTTGGTCTTCGTGTTGGGGTAGACTGTCCCTAGCCGATACCGTCTTGGCCATCGGTTGCCCTTTCGGATAGTTCACGAGGCGCCGCTTATGACGGCGCCTTTCGTGTCTGGGGGGTTCTTAAAGGGCGAAATCCGCTAATCGGGTTGTTACTGCGCTTACTGCTTTTACTCGGTCGCGAACAGTAAACCTGTTTTTCCGGTGGGTTTATGTGGTCAGGATTCACCGCGTTGAACGCCAAAGTTCTCTATTATCAATCGCAGTCTAGCTTCCCAAGCTGGACGTCGCCGGTTCGAATCCGGTCTCCCGCTCCATTTCTTTTCAATAACTTACGAGAAACCAGCAACTTCCTTCACTCCATTTCACTCAGTTAAGCGGTGAGAACTGCATTTTCCAGCCGTTCTGCCGCTTCGGCGCGCTTGGACAGAGCCGCCTTGGTATAAACATCAATCGCCACGCCGATACCATGCCCGCGCTGGTCGGCCGCGACTTTGGGATCGATTCCCGCATCGTGTCCGAGACTGGCATGGGTTCTGCGCAGCACCTGAAACGTGGCCCATTGAAGTCCGACTGCTTCCAGCCAGGGCTTCATGTGCCGGTACCACACATTGTCCCGCCACATCGGCGTGCGGGGTTCTCCGAAGCGAATACCCAGGCCTCTGGGTTCTCGGGCACCAGCTCCATCCATTCCTTCAAACGGCTGGCCGTCTTGGGCGGAATGGCGACGGTGCGGGTGGAGTTGGTCGTCTTCGGTGTATCGATATCGCCGCGGTAGAGTCGCTGTTCGATCCTGGCCTTCGTGCAGTCGCCGCTCACATGGCGGCGCTTGAGAGCCAGAATCTCGCCGGGACGCATACCCACGAATATCGCAAGCAGAGCGATAACGCGCTCGCGTAGGTCTAATGCATTGATGTAATGTTCCACCTCCTCTTTGCTCATCGATGGGGGAGGGGGCGGGGGCTGCCTCCTTCGGCGTGAATAGCGCCGCTGTCGGGTCGCGGTCGGTATAGCCTTCCGCAAGCGCCAGCCGGAAGACACTTCGCAGATCCCAGCGCAGATGCGCCACGACGCTGCGCGATAGCGTCTCCGCCTTGACTCTCAGGAACGCCTGCAGTTCCTTCAAACCCAGATCGGTTAGCCGTCTTTCCCCGAACTCGCGTCCCAAGTGATGTTGAATGCGGTTCTCCGTGGTCGCGGCGGTAGACCGCTTCCATTTTGAACGCAGGAACGGGAGAGCAACTCCATTGAGGAACTCCCCGAAAGTGATCTGAGGATCTGGAGCCTTAGCATTGCGGGCGTTCGCTTCCGCTATCAGCTCGTCCCGCTTGGCTTGCGCCTCGCTCTTGCTCATCTTGGAATATTGACCCAGCGTTGCGTATTTCCGGGTGTCTCCGTCGCGATAGAGCAAAACCCACATTTTGCGATCCCCGTGCTGCCTTACCTGCAAACTGCCTTTCTGATGACGTTGCCTGTGCACGTTTGTCCTTTCCGTGCGCCTGCGGCGGTCATCCGGTTCGATCGGATCATAGCATTTATCCGGGGTATTTTTCGCATGCGCGGAGCCATTCCTCGAAATTCGCGCGCAAAATGAGGCGGCGGCGTCCCAGCCACAGGGAGGGCAGGGGCGTGACACCGAGCACCTTGCCGTGAATGAGATTGTGCACATGCGCCTTGGAGCATCGAAGTTCCTGCGCGACTTCAGGCACCGTCAGTATTCCCGCCTGACTTGGTTGGGCTCCCATGAGCGCAGTATCCGGTGATAAACGGGAGCGCCGCGATAGGCCGTGCGTGAGGCTGCCTTAGCTGACGTCGTCAGGCAGACGTGTCACAAAAGCTTAACTTGTCTTAAGAAATTGCGGGCCTATACTGCTTGCTTCTCAACTTTGGAAAGGGACTCGCAATGACGGCAAGACTCGGCGCGTCGAAGCATCTGAGCAAAGGCACTGAAATCGACGCGGACAACGCGACGATCCAATTCTCTCCGGTCGTGACCAGAAGCTTCGCGCGGCTGGAGGCGATGGTTCACGACAGCCCGCACTTTAGTTCAGAGATACGTGAGAATTTGCAGGATCTCGCCGCGGGTAAGGCTTTTCCCGTGCACACGGCACTCACCGAGATGGGACTCATCGCGAAGGAGACTATGAAGCATGTGGCGGCCACAGGTGATACGCGCGCGGAACAGGCGCTGGGCGATCTTATCTCCGACGTGATGGGCGTCGGCAGAGACGGGGATACAAAGCCCGTTACTTTGATCGCGCCTAAAACAAGAAATCGGTAATTACATGCGCCAGCTGAGCAACTGTGCCTGGCCCGCTTCGTCATCAAGGTTGCCTGGCGCAAGCCGGACGAGAAACAGCATCTCGAACGAGGCGGGAAGGGGATCATCCAGTGAGCGGCCCATTTGCATAAATATCCGCTGGAGTTGTTTTTCGTCGGTCAGCGCCTGAGCCATCTGCTTCAGATTCAAGCTAGCATCCGAGGAAATGAAAGTGATGGCGCCATGCCCGTCCGGATTGACGATCCTGGTGACGATTCCAAGCGTCATTCCCTCCGAGGGCGTTATGAGAACGCCCTTGCCGGTAGCATCGGTCGTCATCCCAAGCTTTTCCAGGGATTCGACCCCGGACACCTTTCGTGTATCAATCGTCACCCACGCGAAATGGTCGGGGTCCAGCCGATAGGCCACCATGCCTGTGTCCGCCGGCGAAGAGAATATCTGCCGCATGAAATTATTGGTCCGCACGGTACCGATAAGCACTGGCGAAGAGTCAAGCAATTGCCGCCTTGTCATTTCCTTGCTCAACACCATCGGCACGCGCAACCGGCCTTCCCGCCAGAAATACTCCCGGATGGATTTCGCGGCCAGGATCGCGCCCAACTCTACATAAAAGTGTCCCGGATGAAGTTCATTGCTGAAATCGTCATGGTGCAGGCTTTTCAGCTCTGCCAATGCTTTGCTCCGGCTTGGTTCTTCGATATTCGTATCGACAAACCGAAATAGTTTGCCATTTGGGAAATCGTGAAAGAACAGCAGCGGATCGCATACGGCAGTTATTTCGCGACCGGAGGACCGATGCGCTTCCCAGAACAAATTGGTCGCCGGTGAGTGCTGAGGGGCTTTGACAAAGCGGAGCTGATAGCCTTCCCCGCGTACCGCATCCGGCAGCCCGCAGTGCCAGCGCTCGGCGTTATTCCGGTTGTAGTCGTCCAGCTCCGCGCGCAAATCGAGGCAACTTTGGCACGCGTGCCGCATCGTAGAGAAACTCCTTGTCCGAGATTTTAAAAACCTTGTGTGCGATCTCCTTGCCGGGGATGAAACGCAATGTTTTCTGTCCAGATTCAGAGGTCTCCCGATGCTCGAAGAGATAGGCGAGGAGCGCCTTGCGCAAAGGGGCTTTCGTGAACGCTGGGGTGGCAAGGATTCTCTGAACCAGCGCGATGTGTTCCTGAGCGTCTTGCGCCATAGTCTTGCGTTAGCCCACGCAGCCTCACGCAAGCTTACCAAAGCTGATAAGCCCTCTTCAACCAAACGTTTGCGGGATTTTCACTCGCCTCGGAATGCCGCAATCTAAAGCCACCGGAGACGAAGGAAGGCGATGGCGGCAAGCACAGAGATCGCAGGAGAAAAGGAAAATATGGCGGGCCTGAGCGTTCACTTTTCGAGCGCGACGGATGACTGGGAAACACCTCAGGCGCTCTTTGACGAGCTGGCCTGGATTTTTGGCGGCTTCACTCTCGATCCGTGTGCAACAAGGGCGAACGCTAAGTGCGCGCGCTTTTTCACGAGGGGCGAAAACGGACTTGCCCAGCGTTGGGAGGGGAAGGTCTTCGTCAATCCGCCCTACGGCCGAAACATCGGAGCGTGGGTGCGTAAAGCCTTCGAGGAATCGCGTGAAGGGACGCGAGTAGTCTGCCTTTTACCTGCGCGAACGGACACTCGCTGGTGGCAGGACTATGCAAGGCGCGGCCAGGTGTGGTTTCTGCGCGGACGCCTGAAATTCGGCCAAGCGAGGAATTCCGCTCCGTTCCCCAGCGCCATCGTGATTTTCGGTAGGTACTTCAATTCATGACAAAGGAGACGAAAGTATGAGAACGATGATGATTTTACTGTCGGCGGCTTTGCTGCCTTCAGCGATATGGGCACAGACTAAGACACCGGCTGAGCCGAATGCAAACGCGCAACCGGGCCAAGGATCGGCGAAGCCGGGAGCGAACCTCTGCGGCCATGTGATCGATGCGGGTACGTTCATCGATGCGCGCGCCCGAAACGCCTCACAGGAAGAGGCATTCGTTCTGCGGTGGCTGGATCCCAAGGGGGTAGCGGTCCATAGCGGGCTCTTCATGGGGCGCTGCGTGGCCAGGGACGGCGACACCATCGACTCCAAGGTGATTGTCAGGGTGCTGCCCAATTCCCTTGCGGTCAGCGCCCGCCATGCCCTTACCGCCTGGGAAGCGGAATTCTTCAACTATCCCGGCGAGCAGGCCGGTGGCGGAACGCCTCATCGGGGCGTTTTCAATGAGAACGGCTTCGTGACGGAGCTCGACCCGAGCAAAGCTTCCGAGGCGGGCAGCCCAGACACGCAAACTCTGCGGAGGGTCAGCTCAGAATGCCTGGGTCATTTTTGGAGAGTATGGCTGGGTCAGTTTTGGAGAGCGCCGAAGAACGGGCCGTTGGCACGACAACCGCCACACGTTTATCACGGACCTGGCCGAGAGCGGTGAGGCCAGCGACGAAACCATCCGGGACATCGCCGGCCACGTGTCCAAGCAGATGCTCAAGCACTACTCCCACATCCGCATGGAAGCCAAGCGGCGTGCTGTAAATGCATTAGCGACGAAGCCAGCGACTGGAGAGGGGACGCAAACGGAAACGGGTCAAAACTCATTTGGGGCTGCTAAATAATCCGCTAAAGTGAAAGCCTTTAATTGACGGTAGCTTCTGTAAGCTATTGATTTATTTGGCTCCTCAGGTATGACTCGGATCAGAGTACGGTATTGACAGCATTGGAAGTTATTGGTTTTATTGCAACGCGCCCACGGGGTTCGGACAAAAATGGCTTCTTTGTACAGTCGATTTGTCACATGCAACAGATTTTCAGAGGCCGCAGCGGCTTGAGGTCGGTGAGCCCGCATAGTGCCTCTGGTGGAGAACGACTGGTGATAGGCACTCTCCATTCGAAGCCCGGCTCTGGCTGCGGCGGCTTCTTGCCCTTGAGTACGCCAGCGAAGGCTTTCTCCGGCAGTTTTTCTTAGCGGCGAAGTGTTCCGGACTGCATCAGATCGGGTGTTAACCGAACGGGTGTTGATTCGAATCCCGTTTGCCACCAAATGATCCGACGACGAAATAGACTAGCCTGTTAACCGAAAGGTTGCCTGTCCGAATTCTGTTTGGGGAGCCAATTCCTTTCCCTCCATTGATTTGCGTGCCCGTTTGTTGACGGCATCGTCCTGCGCGTCCGCGTAGTCTTTCGTAGAACTTCGCGTCTCCGGTCGTCTCTCCGTTTGAGCCCGCCACGGCTGGCCCCCCAATTCCCTCCTGGTTCCACTCTGCCCGGGTCCCGTTCTCTGCGTCTCTGGTTCCCTCTTCCGGCGTTTGTTAACGCACGCGCGCGGTCGCCGACCCCGAATGAGACATCTTCCACGCCGAAGGCGATGGTAGCCTGTTGGGCAGGTCCGAACGTCCGCCACGGCCTTAGCGTCCGGCCGCGGTCCGGCGCAGCATTCTCTTGACCTCCGCGATTTCAAAGGGTGGATCTCTGCGGTGAATCACGGCATGGCAATTCGGACAGACCGGGCGCAAGTCCTTGATCGGATCTAAAACGTAGGAGCCACCCGCGCGTGCTATCGGCTTGATATGGTGGACCTGAATGTAATCGGCGGCTTCGGCTCCGTACGCTTCCATGAAGTTGAACCCACAAATGATGCAACTCCGCCCGTGGTGCCGTAAACACTCCTCGCGAGCTTCCTGATTGCGCTCATAGGCGTTCACGGTAACCTGGCGTACTGCCCCCTCCTGGTATGCAGTTCCGCCTTCGACTTCGTCAGCCGAAAGCTGATCGGAGCGCCGGGTGTAGGGGTTCTTGGCTCGTGCACGCGCAGTGTCAGCCGACATGAGGATCAGTTGGCCGGCTCTTGTCAGGTCCTCTTCTCCCGCGATCTGGAAGACCGACGGGAACCGCGCGGCCCAACTCCGTGTTGATGGACTCGGCTTGAGATCTGGTCCGGCGCCGGAATCCAGTGTCAGGAAGGCTCGAATACCCACGTGCGATGGATTCAGTTGAGCAACGGCCCCGGCTGAGCCTGCCTTGAACGTCGCCCAATACTTCGCTTCGGTGTAGTCCAGCGTTGGAATCCGTTCGTGGAGCCTCCGCAGCCACGTTCGCGTTGTGTTGCTTGCTCGAACGAGTTTGGATTCCTTTGCCATCGCCGCCGGAAGAATCGCTAGCGATTGTAGCGGATCGACCGTAGTCCATGGAAATCGGCCCGCCAAGTGAGACACTTTCCACAATCACTGCGTATATAGTTAACGGACGCGGAAACGACCCGCGTCGATTATCCCACCAGACGGCGCTCGACCGCACAGCGGACATCGTCGTGGGTGGCCTCTAAGGAGACCGCTCATGAACGACCGCGACCCTGATCGCACCGGACCAATCCGCGAAATCGCCGCCGTCCTCGCCATCGCCTACCTGCGGCTTCGGTTCCCGGAGCCGCTACCACCAGTAGTTGACTGTTCCGAGACGAAGAGTGAGTCATGTGACGGAGGGTTAACTATATGAGGAAAGAGATAGTTAGCTCGACCGCCATGCGCGAGGGAATTGAGGCCTTGCGCCACATGACGGTCGGGCAACTGAAGCAGAAGTACGGCGAAGTCTTCGGTGAAGCGAGCCGCTCGAACCATAAACAGTTCCTCTTCCGCCGCATCGCCTGGCGGATGCAAGCGAACGCGTGGGGCGGCCTCTCGGAACGCGCGCGCCGCCGCGCACTGGAGATCGCCGATGACGCAGACCTCCGGATTCGTGCGCCGAGGAATTTCCTGAAAGTGGAACTGGACGAGAGCCGAACAATCGAGACGCGTGTCGCGCCAACCGAGGACCCGCGGCTGCCGATTCCCGGCACCATGCTGGTGCGCCGCTATCGAGGCAAGGACATCGTCGTTCGCGTCCGGGAAGACGGCTTCGAGTATGGCGGGAACATCCACCGTTCCTTGAGTTCCGCTGTGCGCGAGGCGACGGGTACGCCCTGGAACGGGTTCGCGTTCTTCGGGCTCGGCGGCAAGCCGGGGAGGAAACATGGCAGCCACCAGTAACGGAACGCCCGCGCCAAAACCCGTCCGGTGCGCGATCTACACGCGCAAATCGACGGAAGAAGGCCTTAACCAGGAATTCAACTCGCTAGACGCCCAGCGAGAGGCAGGCGAGGCTTACATCGTCAGCCAGAAGCACGACGGCTGGACCCTGGTGCCGACCCAATACAGCGACGGCGGGTACACCGGCGCCAACATCGAGCGGCCCGGCGTGCGGCAACTGCTCGGTGACATCGAGGCCGGCAAGATCGACTGCGTGGTTGTCTACAAGGTCGACCGCCTCAGCCGTTCGTTGATCGACTTCGCGAGAATGATGGAGCTGTTCGAGAAGCGCGGCGTCTGCTTCGTCTCCGTCACGCAACAGTTCAACACGAAGTCGTCGTTGGGCCGGCTGACGCTGAACATCCTGCTGTCCTTTGCGCAGTTCGAACGCGAGATCATCTCGGAACGCACCCGCGACAAGCAGGTCGCCGCGCGGAAGAGGGGCAAGTGGACCGGTGGGCACATTCTGCTCGGCTACGATTTGGACTCGCGCGCCGGGAAATTGGCCGTCAACGCCGAGGAGGCCGAGAGAATCCGGGAGATGTTCCGCCTCTATTTGGAAGGCACGCCAGTCATAGAGATTGTCCAGCGGTTCGACAAACGGGGCTGGCGAAACAAACAATGGACCACGCAGGACGGCAAGCTCTATGGAGGCAGCCCCCTACGGCGGTGCCACATCTATGAACTGCTCGGCAACGTCCTCTATACCGGCCAGGTAAAGGTCGGCGACGAAGTCTTCCCTGGAGAACACGAGGCCATCATCGACCAGCCGACCTTCGAACTCGCCCAGGTGAAGCTCAAGGACAACACGTGGAAGTCCGGCAACCCGCACCGCATAAAGATGGACGTGCTGCTGCGCGGGATGATCTACTGCTCATGCTGCGGCTCGGGCATGTACTCCACGTACTCAGCCAACAAGGAGCGCCGCTACCGCTACTACGTGTGCTACCGGTCGCAGCAAAAGATCGAGGGCTACTGCACGTCACGGTCGGTATCCGCACCCTTGGTCGAGGATGCGGTCGTCGAGAGCATCCGGCGCGTGGGCGTCCACCCTGACGTGCTCGCCGAGACAGCGGTCGCGGCGCGTCAGCGGCTCGCGGAGATCGTCACAGGCCTGCGCGGGGAATTGAACACCACAAACGGTCGCGTTAAGAATCTGAAGTCTCAGGTCGCCCGGCTCCGAAACCCGGAGGCTGCTCGGTTGGCCGAGATCCGGGAGCAACTCGCAGCAGGGGAAGCGCGCGCAGAGGGGCTTCGCAAGGAGATTCTGCGCCGGGAAAAGCAGCGGATCGATGAAAAGGAATTGCGGCGAGCAATGGATTCCTTCGAGGAGGTATGGAAGACCATGAGCTTGGAAGAGCAGCGAACCCTGCTGCGCCAACTGGTTGAGAAGGTCGGTTACGACGGGCGGACCGGCAAGGTCACGGTCAGTTTCAAATCGGCTGAGGTGAAGGAACTGGTTCAGAAGGAGGCAGTACGATGAGCGGCCTCAATGGGACGCTGCAGATCGAAGTCAGCATCGCCCCGGCGACAAGCCGCAAAGGCGGTCAACGTCGGAACACCGGTCCCAAGTTGCCTGAACCGCCGCGCGTTCCGCGATTCGCGCGCCTGATGGCGCTCGCAGTCAAGTTTCAAGACATGGTCGACCGTGGCGAGGTGCGCGACTACGCCGACCTCGCCCGGCTCGGCTTCGTCACGCGGGCGCGAATCACCCAAATCATGAACATGCTCAACCTCGCACCGGATCTTCAAGAGGTGCTTCTGACCGCGTCGGCTCTCGTTGCCCAGGCCAACGTACCCGAGCGCTGCCTCCGCCAGGTAACAGCGGTCGTCGGCTGGAGCGAACAGCGAAGGCTCTGGACCGAGCTGCTCGGCAACCCCTCGACCACCATGGGTTCGGAAGGCATTGCGGCTCGGCGGGGGAGGTGAGCGCCGACACAAGGTTGTTCGGGCTGTTGTGGTTTGCCCGACCCGATGTCCAGGACCGACACCGACTCCAGCTTGGCTGGCCGCCCGTTAGCATCCCCAACCGGTCCAGGAAACAGCACTTTCAGGATGGTGTGGAGTGGACGACGAACACGCCTCACGTTTACGGGCGCGCCGAATGCGAAAGCGAGCATTCAGCGATGGAAGTCGTTTCAAAAGTAGGCATTGCATCGCCGGCCCCGCCGGCAGATATCTGATAGTATGAAGCGTTAGCGCTCTGTGGTCTTTCCCGGAACATATCTGCGCTGCAATGATTTTCGCCGTGTCACGAACGGTTGAGCGGTCCAAGTGATTAAATCTAATGCCGAACCACATGGCGACACAACTCACAAGAAGCCGCCAAATGCGCACGCCTTTCGATCTCGCTAACGGCCTCGCGCAGCCGGAAGAGGCTATCGTTGCCTAATCTTGCAAAGAAGGTTGGACCGCCAGCGCGTCCGCGATTAAATCTTCCACGGGTTCGCACACTGCAGCTGAGAAACTTCACTCTCTACTCTACGCAGCCACTCGTCGATGTCACGTTCGACCGTGGAGTGTTTTGTTTGGCCGGCGCTAACGGTCTCGGAAAGTCAACATTCCTCGCCGCCCTCAATTTTGCTCTTACAGGCCGCGTATCAGACCCAAATCGCACTTTTCTGTCGATCGGTGAGTACTACCGTCACACAGAGCCATTCTCCGCTGATTTCTTCGATGGCCGCATCGAGGAGCATGATCGGGACTCCGCGGAAGCCACCCTAGAAATGACAGTGGGCAAACACATCTACCGCATCACCCGCGGAATGTTCGAAGCGGAAGAATTAAGAGGCCTGGAAATCATCGGCGAAGACGGAACATCGCTCGTAAGAACGAAGAACATTAAGGCTCGGGATTTGCACGATATCTACACCACCAACCTGGCCACTGATATCGGGCTGCATTCCTTTGAACAGTATGTCTTTCTTCAGCATTTCGTATTTACGTTCGATGAACGCCGCCACCTGCTCTTCTGGGATGAGAAAATTCTGGAACGAGTGCTGTACATCGCGTTCGGTGTCGATCAGCAAGACGCAGAGCGTGCCGATGAAGTAAGGCGCGAGGCTGACAAGGCGGATTCGCTTGCCCGCAACGCCAACTGGCAAGCAACGGAGCTGAGAAAGAAGCTCGACGACCTCCAGAAGGCTTTGGGTGGTAAGAGTTCAGGCGCCGATTCAGAAGACCTTCGCAGAACGCATGTAAAGCTCGTAGAACGCACCGACGGACTCGAGCTCAAGGCGCAGATGGCAGAGAATGCCGTTAAGGACGTGCTCCTAAAGATCTCTGACCTAAGTGCTCGGCAAGCATCACTGCGAACCGATTACGAAATTGAGTTTTCGAGGAGATTCCAAACACAATCAGCGGTAGAGCAGAGTCCCGTGGTCGCGATGTCACTAGCCGGCAGCAAGTGCGAGGTTTGTGGCTCGGAAGGTGCGGCCGTCAGAGCGTCCATTCAACGCAAGCTGAGTAAACACCAATGTCCCATGTGCGAGCAGGCCATAGCGCCGGCCCAGACCAAGGATGTTAAAGCCATCCAAGCCCTCGACCAGCAGATCTCGACCATACGATCTGCCCTGTCGGACGCGGTGAAACAGAGGGATCGCCTTCAAAAGGATGCCGCTGACGCCTCGGTGAAATTGGGTGCGGCTCGGACCGCGCTTATCGCGTTTGAAGCGGAGAACTCGCAGGCGCTTGAGGCGTTCGTACGATCCAAACAAACTGAAAATGTCGATTCCGCCATCAAGCGATACCGAATCCAGATCGAGGAGCTACTCGATAAAAAGCGTGCTCAATACGAGAAGCGTAACGAGAGCCGGAAGGAACTCGCCGTCCTCCAGAAAGGTCTCGTGGATCGATACGACCAGGCCGAAGCGGAGTTCGTTCCCAGCTTCACCGATTTGGCCCACCGGTTTCTGGGCCTCGATCTTGATATTCGTCTTGAGAGCCGCCAGACGATCGGAGTGACGATTTTGCTTGAAGTGAAGAGCACGGCCCGACGCCAGTTTCATCAACTTTCGGAAAGTCAACGCTTTTTCATCGACATGGCGCTGAGAATGGCCCTCATTAAGTACATGTCTGACCCGGCAAGCAAAGGGAGTTTCTTCGTTGACACGCCTGAAGGCTCGCTCGATATCGCCTACGAGAGCAGGGCCGGCGACATGTTCGCACGATTTGTCCATGATGGATTCGGCATCATCATGACGGCGAACATTAATACCTCGCGTCTCCTCCTCTCTCTCGCCGAGCAGTGCGGCAATCAGATGATGAACCTCTGCAGAATGACTACGTGGACCGATTTGTCGGACGTGCAGATGGAAGAAGAGGATCTTTTCGATGAAGCCTTCCAACAGATAGAGAAAGCCTTGGCGAAGGCAAAGCGGCCAGGACCCCGCAAGAAGAATGGTTAACCCTTACGCTGCGTTCGACAGCTTGTACATTTCTGCCGCGCTGGGCACGAACATCCGTCGCCCAGTCGTAGCCGAAATTCACGCGTTCGCCTATCTGGCATGTCTCCTGTCGCTCTATCGCGGCCAGCCGGTGTCCGATTGGGGATACGGCTTCGCAGGCACACGAGACGGGTCGCCATTCAGCCCGGAAATCGAGGGGGCCGTGCGCGCGATGGCATCGACCGGGTATCTTCACGTTTCGGAAGGAGACATCGGCATCACGGACAGCGGGCGGGCAGAACTGTCGACATTCCAGGAACTGTTCCAAAATCGCGAACGCGCTACGTACCTTGAGCCTGCTTGCTCAAGCAGCTTGACTATGCCAGTTGGCGTGATCCGGCACGCGCTCACTCAGGAACCCACGCTAAAGCCTACAAGCCGTCTGGCGACAACGCGCCCCCTCCTCGACGGTCCGTATCTGCCGCGGCTCTATGACCAGTTCGCGGCGCTAGGACACACCGTCGGCGTCGAACACAAGGATCTGCTGATTCCGGCGACAGTCTGGCTTGGTTATCTGTGGCGCGCTTCGGAAATGCAAGACGATCTAATTGCCGCGGGTTCAGGAGATACCACATAGGCATGAACATCGACGAAACCGCTATGGCGAGCGTATTCGCAGATGCGTTCGTGCCGTTTGTGATTGAGCATCATGGCGCCAAGGCAGGCCCGACAGTCAGATCAATTCTGACCTTCATAAAGGGCTTTTATGAACACGTAGCCGCCGAAGCCCAGGACGAGACGATCATCATTTTTCAAACACTAGACGATGCTGCTCGCCCGATAACCGATGCGGGACTTGAATGCGCCTCGTTGCATGAGCTTGTTAACACTGTGGCGGGACCATGCGCGATTCAGGTTACTCCGAGTGGCGTTTTTATCATCTGGCCTCAGTTCACTGCCGATCCAGAGCATCTCTCCCAGTTCGCCGTCGTTTACTCGTTTTACAGGGGCACTGAGCGCTTCCATGCGAATAGAGAAACCAAAATCCTTCCCAAGGTGATACCAGGAAGGTCGAGTAACTTCGCGTTGCCGACGTTCAGCAACCTGAAAGAAGCTCTCGCAGCGTACCGGGATACGATGGTCCGCACGTCGTCCTGCGAAATTCTGAATACGGCCTGGTATGAGCCTAGTCGCCTCTATTTCAAAGCGGGACCCGAGGCGATTATCCGGCGCTCTCTAACGCGGTTTCTGAAAATCACCTTTTCAGGAGGCGTGGAGGTGCGTCCTGAGCAAATCGTCGATGAATCCCATCCCGTGGACATCAAGGTGACGTGGTTCATGACAAATCGTCTGGCGCTTATTGAAATCAAATGGTTGGGAAAGTCCCGGAGCACCACGAAGGTCTCCGCGACCTATGCGGATTCGCGCGCCAACAAAGGCGCGAAGCAGTTGGCTGATTACATGGACGCCAACAGGATACAGGCTCCCGTCCATGAGACTCGCGCTTACCTTGTCGTTGTGGATGCCCGGAGAGCGAAGCTCTCTCTTCAGCGCACCGAGATTTCAAAAGAGGATGGCATGAAGTACTCGGCAGCGGAGATCACCTATCAACCGAAGTACCACCAGGTCAGAAAAGACTTCGAGCATCCGATCCGCATGTTCGTCGAGCCGGTCTGCACGCCGTAGTGCTAAACGAATGTTAAATGAATCCTTCAAATTACGCGGGACCGGATGCTCGACGGCGGATGACTGCTCGACCTCGCCGAGACACCGCTGGTACGTCATCAAAGAGGGGTTTTCTCCGACGCTGTTCAAATCAGCAGCGGAGACTGTCACATTCGCCAAGGACGACGCGGTCCTCGATCCGTTTTGTGGCAGCGGGACTGTGCCTCTGAGCGCTAGCTTGCAGGGCCGCGCAGCATTCGGTGTTGAGGTCAATCCATTTCTCGCGTTCGTTTCTCGGACCAAGCTTCTTACATGCCGCTCGTCAACACTCCGGAAGCACCTCTCCACCGCTACGCGTGGCGTGCGGCACGGCGCGAGGTCCTCACTTGAGTCGTACTCTACATTCTCGGAGAATAAGGATTCGGTGAAGTGGCTATTCAATCGATCCGTGCTTCGTTCTTTCGAAGGGGGGTGGACATCATTGACTGATTGTCCGGGCCCGGCGGGCGATCTTCTGAGACTCTGCCTCCTTGGTGCTGCGATGGACAACTGCAATGCGACGGCGGACGGCAAGTGCCTTCGATACCGGAAAGATTGGAAGAGCATAGGGTTCGGAAGGCCGAGTTTTCTTGATTCGTTCGAGCATCGAGTTGAAGATGTCTGCTCTGACGTGAGGCTGTCGGATACCCCGAGCGGCGACCATAAAGTTATTTTGGGTGATGCTCGGAAGGTGTTGGCGACGGATGGGCAGAGATTCAAGCTTAGCGTGACTTCACCACCATATTTGAATTCATTCGACTATTCAGACGTATACCGACCTGAACTCTTCCTTGGAAGATTCGTTGGCTCGAACAGGGAACTGGCGACGATTCGAAAATCCACCATAAGGTCTCATGTGCAGGCAAACTGGGAGCCGCCGGAGCGGGCGTCTTTCGGCCAACTATTCACTAATGTCATGACGGAAGTGCGTTCCCGCTCAGAGATTCTTTGGGACCACAGGATACCCGCCATGATTCAGGCCTACTTCGAGGATATGGAGCGGATACTTCTTCGATTGAGGCGCCTGGCGCTCCCTGGAGCGGCCGTCTGGATAGTAGTTGCAACCTCTGCCTATGCCGGCGTTGAAGTTCCGGTCGATTTCATCATCGCCGAAATTGCAGAACGCTCCGGATGGTACTTGAGTGAGGTTGGCGTCATCAGGCATCTACGCAGTTCTGGACAGCATCTAAACAAGCTCGGCGATGAAGTCAGCCGTTCTCTACACTTACGAGAGAGTGTCGTGATCCTAAAAACCAGCCGTCGTTCGTAAAGGCTCCTCCGCCTATCTACGCCCGGTCATCTCTTGTTCGAGCTGAACCACGCATAAAACGTTGGAGTTGGGCCTGCAAAATCAGAGCTTCTTCAGGTGCGACAAAGCCGGATTGCCGCCCGCGCAAAACAATTCCGCAAGGTCCTGTAGTTTGGTAGCATGAATCAAGAGAGGCCGGGGTACCCGTGGATTGGGGAGGCTCGGGCCAGATCGGGCGTACTGAATCCGCGGCAGCTTCTCTTGCGAGGAGGCGGGCTTCGTATGCCGGATCATCAGGGCCCAACGCTTGTGGCGCAGCATCTGTCGTCCAGACTGTTGTGCCGGTGTTTGGCGCTTTCAAGCGAATCCAGAATCACAAATTGCGCAGTTCATCGTCCTGCTTGCTGTCGGGACTATCAAGGCCCCACCTGCCAAGGTGGCTGGCGAGGTCAGTCGCTGATTTCAGCACGAACGAGGGCTCGCGGCAATGGCTAAGCATCGGAAATTCAACGTCGACCGCTTCCTGGCCAAATTCGAGGACCACGAAGAGATCCTGCGCGGCTACGTCCGGCGCTGGAAGAACGGACTAACCGTAGACATCTCGTCTCTCGATGTGGATGGATTCAGGGACTTGACTCTTGGCGAGGAGTGGCCCGACAAAGATCCATTTATGGAAGGGCTCTACCGCGCTTACGACCTCTGCACACCCGATGGCCTCGAAGCACTGCGGCGGGCCTGTGCGATGCTGCCAAAGCCTCCAGATCCGAAGGAGAAGTTGGCAGTCGAACTTTTGAGCTTGAGCGTCCTTGCGAAACATGAGGATGCATTCAATCGCGCCTATGCGGATTGCAGCCTTCAGAAGGCAGAACGGTTCTCAATCTACCAGGGCAAAGAGGGACGGCCGATAGAGGACATCAAGGCAGCAGCCGACCGGCTCTTCAAGCGGCTCGCGACCGACTTCAAAGGCCGCAAGAACAGCGACAGCGTGCTTGTTCTTCCGTACGAGGAAGACGTTTACGTGAACTTCATCGTGTACCACGAGAAGCGGACGCAGGCCCTGCTAACGCTCAAACGCGCTCGAAAGAAAATGCGTGTGACTCCGACAGTCTTGCGGCCAGCGCAGCAGGATTTCATCAGTTACAACCGTACGACGGGCCAACTGGAGATCGAAACCCAGTTCGAGAAGGATGAGGAGATTCTCCGAAAGCGATTCGCCGATTGCTGCCTCGGAGACGCCAGTTTCTTCGAATGGCCGGGAGCATCGAAGTGCCTCAATTTGGGGGTGATCGCCGGCCCCTCTTTCGGCGTCGGTGGGTTGGGTAACGCGGCCTTAGTCGAACTGGATTTTAAGTTGCCCCAGATGCAGGGGCCGTCGTTCATTGTGAAATCGCGGAATGTCGTAGAAACGCTTGGAATAATGAGCTAAAGGCCAAGCTGCAGGCAGATCAGATTAATAGGGCAGTCTTCAAATTTACGTTCAGCGACGACAAGCGGGGTAAGCGAGTCACACTGTCGGGCGATAACACAATCTCCTTTAAACGCGCAACGCACGCGGAAGAAGTGTTCGAATCGTTGCGGACATGGAAGGTCCTTGTTGAAGGGAAACCTGCTTCAGAGAGTGCTGACGCTGCTGGACACGATTGAGTCACCCGTGCTCCAACACTCGGAAGCCGCGGCATACCCAGCCGGTGAGCTGGCGGCTCTCCGCGCTAGAGATGTGCTGCTGTCGCCGTTGAAAGCCGACCGTGTGCCCAGGCCCAAGCGGTTCGGGCCCGGCCCTGACGTCGATGTCCACGATGGTCCGACCGGACCGTTGGGCGTCACCGAGAGCGAGGACTTCCACTACGAGCCGATTCCGTTGACGGATGAGGATACTTGGGAATATCCGATCTCGCTTCCCCACTTGGTGGACGGAATTCGAAGCGACAATGGCATCGAGGGTTCGGGGTTCGACAACAACAGAGGTCTCATCCCATTGGGTACCAAGACTGTGGAAGCACACAACCCGAGCTGGGTGTACCTTTCACTGCCCAACGGAAGCGAACAAGCTGTCCTTGCGCGTTGTGCCCGATTGCACGTCCTTGGCGCCCAGCAGGAGACATCTCTGTTATTGCCGCAAGGTATTGCATTCTCGTCTGAAGCGCGCCGGATTCTTCGCGACTCCAACGTGCATGCCTTCAGTCTCTGGGAAGCCGCAGGCACGGGTAGTCTTGCGGTCGACTGGGCAGCCACTTCCGCCTCGATTCCGGCCGCCGGGGGTGCCAGCATCTTCCGCAAGGAGAACGAATTGGTCTGGGAACTTTCGTTAGCTGGCCAGACTGTTCACTTACCGGACCGAAGTGGGATGAGCTATATAGTAGAGCTGTTGCGCCGACCACACACGCCAATCGAGGCTATGAGATTGACGGGGGCGCCGGCTGTCGAGATGCAACTGGTGGATCGGGGAATCCCCTTGGCTGATCCGGAGAGCATTGGACAAGCGAAGGCGATGCTTCAGGAGAGAGAATCCGAACTGGCGCACCTCGCCGCGAATGATTGGGCGAGAAGGGGATCTTTGCAGGAGGAGATTGATAAGTTCAAGAAGTACCTCGGTGGTGTCCAAGACCGCCTTGGCCAGCCGCGTGAAGCGGGAGGCAGTGCCGAGCGCTCAAGAACGGCTGTAACCACTGCAGTCAATCGCGCGAGGGATTACATCTCCGAACATCATCCTGCCCTTGGCCACCACCTCAAGGAATCGATCCAGACAGGCAATTCATTGGTCTACGCACCGGCCGAAGTTCCGGACTGGCAGTTCTAGTTTCAGCAGCCTTGGTGTCACACGCCGTGTGACAGGTGTCACACCAGAAGTAACGCCTCTTTTGTGAAGGCGTTGCCCCAGCGCACGATTGAAAGCGCAGGGAACGGCAAGTCGTAGCAGTTCCCACCCTTCAGTGCGTTGGGCAATTCCTTGATTTTCAGAAGAGGAGTGCCTGCGTGAACCATCCAATTCCCAAGTCTGTTCTGTCGAAGTCGCAATCCCGGCTCGTCGAAATACTCCAAAGACTCAACTATGGCCGCGTCGAGGAGTTACACGTCCGAAACGGCGAACCAGTCTTTGATCCCGCCCCTCGCATTATCCAGAAGCTGAAGATGGGGGGCGAAAACGGCCCCCGCCCGGAGTCAGCGCTACAGGATTTCCTTCTCAAACACCAGACGATCGAAATGCTCCAAGCAATTGCCGATTTGGGCGAGGGCACGATCCTGGCTATAGAATGCAAAAACGGCCTTTGTTTTTCCCTGGAAATCGAACACAGGGACACGAGTACCGGAGCGCAGGGTCATGCCTGACACAATGTTCCGGCAGGCCTTGCCGCTGGCACTTCGCGCTGCCCAGGTTCGATCGGCCGCCGCGGTAGCGAGCGGTGCGGTCATGGTGGCTGATCGCGAGGACCTGGAACAGGAGGCCCTTGCCGGTGTCTGGCAGGCTCTCGCCAGATATGATTCGGCCAGGGCAGGGCTTCGCACTTTCATCGAACTGGTTGTCCGCACCCACCTCACGTCCCTACTCCGCTCGCACCCACGCGGTCCGGAGTTCGAACACCTGGAAGACCAGGACGTCGCCGGTGAGGGCGGGTTTCTTGAGCTGGAGCTTCGCGCGGACGTCAGAAGCGTGCTCGCCGACGTATCCCTGTTCGAGCGGAGGGTGGCGCTGTGCTTGATCGGACACTCGGCCATAGAGACGACCCAGTGCCTCGGTGTTTCCCGCGCGACCGTTTATCGAGCCATCGGACGGCTCCGGACGGCGTTCACAGAGGCTGGCTTATCGCCGGTGGGAGCGTGAGTATGCATGCGACAGCGAACGGACTGCCCGTGAATGAGGGAACCGGCAACGCGCTCACCGATGCGGATTGCGCGAGCCTGGAGCGGCGATGGATTGACAAGCAACTCGCCGAAGCCGCCCGAATTCGGCGCGTCGATTCCAACACCGGACGGTCTTTAATGGGCCGCCGCGATCACGCTCCTTACGAGGGCCTTGCGATCCCATACTTCCTGCCCGGTGAGTCCCGCGTTCGCGAATGGCGCCTTCGTCGCGATCACCCCGACATAGAGTACAAGGACGGCAAACCGAGGGAGCGCGGGAAGTACTTGTCGCCGCCTGGCCGAAGCAACATGATTTATTTCGCTCCGGGCCTTTCACCGGAACTGCTGAAGAACGTGGCCACACCGGTGATCATAACTGAGGGCGAGTTCAAAACGCTGGCGCTCTGGCGCCTCGCCAACCACGGTGTGCTATCTCCTCGGTTCTTGCCACTCGGATTGCCGGGCGTTTGGAACTGGCGTGGCACGGTTGGCAAGACCACAGGACCAAACGGCGGCCGGCGCGACGTCAAGGGCGTAATCCCGGACCTCGACGTCGTTGTTTTCGAAGGCCGCCGCGTCATCATCGCCTTTGACGCTGATGCGGACACAAACGACCAGGTAGGCATAGCCAGAAACCTCTTGGCTCGCGAGTTGCGAATGCGCGGTGCAGAAGTTGCGTCGGTTACGTGGGACGTCGCGCAGGGCAAGGGAATCGACGATTTGCTGGCCAACGTGGGCCCGGAGAAAGTCTTGGAGTTGCTGGAGGGCATCGACTTCGAAAAGGAAGATGCCGATGACAGCATCAGCGTTCACCTGATTGCCGAGGCGATCACGGCCAGACACTGCTTCGCTCGCGATGCCGGCGGAAGGCTGTATGCCTACCGAAACGGCTGCTACCATCCCGACGGAGCATCATTTGTCGCTCAGCAGGTCAAGAGGCTACTGGTACGTATGAAGCTGGCATCGAAGTGGACGAGCCACAAGTCAGAGGAGGTGGTGAAGTACCTCACCGTTGACGCGCCGATGCTTTGGGAGAGACCGCCAGGGGATCAGGTGAACCTTCTGAATGGCTTGTTGGCCGTCAACACGCGGACGCTTTCGCCGCACTCAGCCGATTTCCTGTCGCCTATTCAACTTCCGGTGAAATTCGACGCCGCGGCGCGGTGTCCAATGTGGGACAAGTTCATCGGTGAAGTTTTCCCCAGCGATTCGGAGACCATAGCCTGGGAGATCCCGGCTTGGCTCATGACCCCAGACACCTCGATTCAGAAGGCGATCCTTCTGATGGGAGACGGCGCCAACGGGAAATCCACGTACTTGCGCGCCGTGCTGGCATTCATCGGTAAGCACAACACCGCCGCCGTCAGCCTTCACAAACTGGAGAACGATCGGTTCTCTGCCTCGCGTCTCATCGGCAGGCTGGCGAACATCTGCCCGGATCTTCCCGGCACCGACCTCACCAGCACCTCGGTATTCAAAGCCATCACCGGTCTACGATACGAGCCCGTCTGATGTCCCTGGGCATCAGCGAGTTGGACTTTGATCTCAGCCTCACCGGTTTCGACCCGAAAGAAATCGACGATCTCTTGTTGGTCGCCGACGACGATCAAGCGAATGCCGTGCCGCCGGTTCCGGAGAACCCGGTGTGCCGCCCGGACGACCTGTGGCTCTGTGGCGATGTTCGGAGTCAACACCGCGTATTGTGTTCCGATGCCACCAGCGCGGAAGCCGTGGGACGGCTGCTGGGAGAACGCAAACCAAAGCTCCTGGTGACCGACCCGCCGTACGGCATCGAGCTCGACACCGAGTGGCGTGACCGCGCCGGCCTGAATGGATGCGGGCCTGCCGAGGCCAGCTACATGAAGAAGCGCACCGAAGGTCACACCGAGACGACGATCTCAGGGGACACGCGGGCCGACTGGTCGGAAGCCTTCGAACTGGTGCCCAGCCTGCAAATCGCCTACGTCTGGCACGCCTCTATCTTCACCCGGGAAGTGTTGAACGGCCTGCTCCGTATCGGTTTCTTATACCCCCAGCAGATTATCTGGAACAAAGGCAGGACCGTCCTCACACGTACGCACTACTGGTATCAGCACGAGCCCTGCTGGTACGTCAGGAAGAAGAACGCGGCCTGGTTCGGGAAGGCTGGCGAGAACTCCACGATCTGGGACTCGCCGTCGCCGAAGTTCATCATGGGCGGATCGGATGAGGAGAAGTACGATCACCCAACGCAGAAGCCCGTCGATCTGATGCGTCGCCCGATCTTGAATCACACCAAACGCGGCGAGTTGGTTTATGAACCCTTCCTCGGATCGGGTACGACTCTGGCCGCCGCCGAAGTCACCGAACGGGTCTGCTGCGGCATCGAGCTCGATCCCAAATACGTTGACGTAGTGATCCAGCGCTGGCAAACGCTTGCTGGCAGGAAGGCCACTCTGGATGGCGACGGGCGGACCTTCGAGGAGATCGCCGAGGCACGCCAGAAGGCGGCGGTGTGAATCGCTCGCTGCCGCCGGGAGATCGCGGCCATCGAAGCCCAGCTTCTGGCTGGGCACCCGGACATTAGGGGCTTGTGCCTGGTACTGGCCGACTGGTCTGGAGAGTTGCGGCTGCTTCGAGCAGGCCAAGGGTTGGCCCCTGTAGCGCCACGGTTGGCCCACGTTCGCTCCGGCGGCGACCGGTTGGCGTGTCGGCCAACCCTGACGTGACGTAGGGCAGCGGGCGGGAATCGAAGCCAGAAGCAGCGAAGCCCGCCGCGGCCGGAGCCGGGCGGGCCAGGAAGGAGGGGGTGATGCTACTTGGCAATCCGATATGTGCGCTCGTCCGTGACGTTTTTGAAGGACTCGACGGTGTAGCCGGCCTTCTTCATCGCACCAGCCATGAAGCCGCGAACGGTGTGTTTTTGCCAGCCCATCTTCTCCATGATCTCCGCAAGCGTGGCACCGCCCTTCCGCTGGAGCATGGCGATCACCTGGGCAGTCTTGGTGCCCTCGCGCGGCCCGGCGCTTTCCGTCGTCTTCGCGGCCTTCTTGGCGGCAGGCTTGGCTTCCTTCTTGGCTGCCTTGGCTTTGGGGCCGGCTTTCTTGGCGCCCTGCTTGGCCTTGGGCGCGCTCTTCTTCTGGCTGGCAGCCTTCTTCGAAGGGGCCTTCTCCGGCGCGACGGGCGCGCCCTGTTCCGCAACGGCGGCGGTTTCGGTGGTGTTGGTAGCTTCTGCGTTCTTCATCGTGGTGGTTATCCTTTCGGCGGTTGATCCGCGCATGACGATTCATCACTCCGGTGGCCCCGGAAGGCAAGGCTGAAGTTCAACTTTTCGGAAGAAAGTTTCGATGCTCGCCACAGGGCGCGCCCGACGTCGTGGGTGGCCCTGGCGCACTGACCACCGCCGCGCGACGCAACAGGGCGTACCACGGCGCGAACGCTGGCCAAACGTCGCGTCAGACGTGGGCGCTGGGCAAATTTGGGGTCCTCCCTGGCCACTTTCGGCGGCGGGTGGATTGGTGGCACATTCTCTCTAGTCACAGCCGCTTTTCTAGGTACGCAGGTCAGGTACGCAGGACTGTAATCGAATGAATCCAAACACCAAGTGGTGCGTACCGGCGTTGGCAAGCTAATGGGAGTCTCGATTCGAGCATACGCACGGTCGCGAGGGTGTACCGAAGGTGCTGTCCGGAAGGCCATTACGGCCAAGCGAATCACTCCCAACTCGGACGGGACCATCGACCCGGAGCGGGCGAACCAGGAGTGGGATCGGAACACGTTCGCGGGCAAGACCCTGCACCAGGCGACTAGACCGCCCGTGGTTCCACTCAGTGCGCCTCCCGCACCTCCGCGTGGCGGTTCTGGCATTCCCAGTCAGCCCGAAGTATCGAGCGATCCTGTTTCGGCATATCTACGGGCCCGCGCCGTGAGCGAGACTTTCAAGGCGAAGACGGCGCAGTTGGAGTACGAGGAGCGCGCCGGCAAACTGATCCAGGCTACCAAGGCCGGTGAGTATGCGGCGCATTGGTCGGCCATCGTCGGTGACGCGCTGTCTGCATATCCGGATCGCGTGGCACCGCTGGTAGCCGCCGCGAAAACGGAAGCGGAGATTCACCGGATACTCGCGGGCGAAACGAACGCACTGCGCCGCAAGATGGCGAAGGCCATCTCGGACGCCGGTTACTGATGACCACCCCATTCTCGATGTACCAGGTTGGTGCGGAGGCGTTACTGCCACCACGGGATATTTCCGTCTCGCAGTGGGCCGACGAGAACGTAGTGCTCACAGGTTCCGGATCGGCGGAACGCGGCCAATGGCACACGAGACCATACCAGCGGGAACCGATGGACGTCCTCAGTCCGAGCCATCTGTGCAAGCAGGTGGTGTTGATGTCCGCTGCACAGATGTTGAAAACCAGTGTGATGGTCAATTTCCTGGGCTACATCGCGGACGTAGATCCGGGCCCGACGCTGGCGGTGGAACCGCGATCCGAAGACGCCAAGGCGCTCTCGAAGGATCGCGTCGCGCCGTTGTTTCGGCACTCGCCGGCACTCCGGGGGAAACTCGCTGCGGTGAAGTCGCGCGATTCGAACAACACCGCGATGCACAAGGTCTTCGCCAACGGTTCTGGCCACATCACCTTCACCGGCGCCATCTCGCCGTCCGGGCTGGCTATGCGCCCGATTCGGTATCTGTTGCTGGACGAGGTGGACCGGTATCCGCTGAGCGCAGGATCGGAGGGCGATCCCGTAGCGCTGGCAGTCCAGCGCACCGGAGAGTTCGAGCACAACAAGAAAGTAATCATGTGCTCGACGCCGACCGTCGACGGGGAGAGCAGAATCCAAGCTGCGTGGAACGCGAGCGACCAGCGCGAGTACTTCGTACCGTGCCCGCTATGCAATCACTTTCAGATCCTGGTGTTCAGCGACGGCACCGAGGGCGGGCTGGTGTGGCCGGAAGGCGAGCCGGAGAAGGCAGCCTACTGCTGCGAGAAGTGCCGGGAACTCATCCCGCACAACCAGAAGTCGTCGATGGTGGAACGCGGGGAGTATCGTCCGCAGAATCCTGGGTCGCCGATTCCTGGGTTCCGCGTTTCGCAGATGATCTCTCCGAAGCGGTCCTGGGGGACGATAGCCGCGGAGTTCCTGGTCGCCAAGCTCTCGACAGAGACGCTCAAGGCGTTCCTGAACACCGTGCTGGCGGAACTCTGGACGGAACGTGGGTCGGCGCCCGATTGGGAAAAGGTTTACCTGCGGCGCGAGGACTACGACCTCGGGATCGTGCCGGCGAAGGGATTGATTCTTGTGGCTGGCGTCGATGTGCAGGACGACCGGCTCGAGGTGGAGATCAAAGCATATGGGCGAGGTAAGGAGTCCTGGTCGGTTGACTACCGGGTGATCCAGGTGCCTGATCAGGCCGGGCACGCGCTCAAAACGTCTTCGCCGGAAGTATGGCAGGAGTTGGAGGCATTGCTCGCGGCGGACTGGTCGTGTGAGTCGGGCGGGACCATGCCGATCATGGCCATGACGATTGACACGGGCTTCCGGCCGCAGATGGTCTACGACTTCGCTGCGCGCCATCCGCAACCGGCTCACGGCCCGGCTGGCGACAGGATCTCGGCGCCGCGCACCGTGGTGGCGACCAAGGGCACGCCGGACTTTCTGAAATTGATCGCGCGGGTGTCGCCTACGGACGCTGCGCGCAAGCGGCAAAACGTGCGGATCTGGCACATCGGCACGCACTGGGCGAAGCAGGAGTTCTACGACTGGTTGCGGATCGTGTTGCCAGACGATGGCACCTACCCACCCGGATACCAGCACTACGCCTACAAGGATCAGGACTTCTATCGCGGGCTCTGCTCCGAGTCGCGGATCATCCGGTCGAGCGGCAGGGTGGAGTGGGTACCAGACAAGTCGATCAGGAACGAACCGCTCGACCTCGCGGTGCTCTGCCGGGCGGCTGCGGCAGTCTGTGGTATCGACTCGTTCTCGGATGATGACTGGGCAGAACTGGAGGGGACACTTCGGGCCGCGGCGCCGCGCCTGTCCAGCGCCGATGGCTACTGGGGCGAGCGTGATGACCGGTGGGGCACGCGCGGCGGCGACCGTAGGGATTGGTTCAAGTGATCCAACTGACAGAACTGCAATCGATGCGCGACACGCTCCAGCGCGCAATCTTCAGCGGGACTCGACGGGTGCAGTTCACGGACCGCGCGGTCGAGTACAACAGCATCGACGATATGCGGAAGGCGCTCGCCGACGTCAACGCCGAGATCACCAAGGCTTCGGGTCCGGTGCCGTCTTCATTCAGCCTGGCAGTGCACAGCCGAGAATAGATGAACGCCATCGACAGGATGATCGGCTACTTTTCGCCGGAGCGAGGCTATCGTCGCGCGCAGTATCGCGCTGCGACGCAAGTCTTCGCATATGACGGCGCGAAGTCGGGGCGTCGCACGGACGGCTGGATTGCCGCTGGCGGCGACGCCAACACCGAGGTCGGCGCTGGCCTCGCGGCACTTCGCAACCGCTCACGGGACCTGCTGCGCAACAATCCGTATGCCAGTAAGGCGATTGCGGAACTGGTTGGTAACACGGTCGGCACGGGGATCGTGCCACAGGCCAAGACCGGGAACCCGACGCTCGACACCATCATCGACCGGGAGTGGCCGTACTTCGCGGAGAACTGCGATCCGGGCGGCCAGTTGGATTTCTACGGCATGCAGGCGCTCATCGTTCGGACGACGGCGGAGAGCGGAGACGGCATCGTTCGATTCCGTCAAAGGCTGGCTCAGGACAATTTCCGGGTGCCCCTGCAATTGCAGGTGCTGGAGGGCGACTACCTGGACATTTCCCGCACGATGGGAATCGCGACCGGGAGTGTCGTTCAGGGCGTTCAGTTCAATCTGTTCGGCCAACGCGAGGCTTACTGGTTATACAACTACCACCCAGGCGGCGTCTACATGCTGAACCCGCGTGGCGGGATTCTCAGCCAGCCCGTGCCAGCCGACCAGGTCATGCACACGTACTGCATCCTGCGACCGGGCCAGGTCCGCGGCGTTCCATGGCTGGCGCCGGTGATGCTGGCACTTCGCGACCTCGATGACTACCGCGACGCGGAGCGCATGCGGAAGAAGACGGAGGCGTGTCTGGCGGGGATCGTGACGCGACCGGAAGGTTCGGGCGGCCTTCCCATAGGCGCCAAGTCCACCGACCCGAAAACCGGCAATACGTTGGAGCGGATGTACCCCGGCATGATCGAGTATTTGAAGCCGGGAGAGGATATCAAGTTCAACGCGCCCGCGGCGGCCGGCGGCTACCGCGAGTACCTGATGACAGAGCTGCAGGGCATCGGCGCGGGCGTGGACGTCCCGTACGAACTGCTCTCCGGGGATCTTTCCAACGTCAACTACTCATCCTATCGGGCGGGGATGCTGGGCTTCCGCAACGCAATCGAAGCGTTCCGGTGGTTGACGCTGATCCCGATGTATTGCCGTCCGACCTGGCGCAGGTTTATCGACACCCTGGTGCTGATTGGGAAGTTGCCAGAGCCGAACTACAGCGTCCAGTGGACAGCACCGAAATTCGAATCCGTCGATCCGTTAAAGGACGCGATGGCGGAACTGAAGAAAATCCGCACCGGGACGTTGACTCTGCCCGAGGCCATCGCGCAGAACGGTTACGATCCCGAAAAGCAGTTGCTCGAAATCCAGCGGGTCAATGCGCTGCTCGATGAGTACGAGATCATTCTCGACTGCGACCCCCGCAACGTCAACGACAAGGGCGTCGAACAGCCCACCAGCAGCGGAGAGGCGACACCTGGGGATGCTAAGCCGAAACCGCCAGTGAAGGCGTCCGCCGAGTTCTCGGCGCGGACCACGAGAACCTACCGGTCGTAAACGCGACAACCCAAGGAGTCTTTCATGCCAGACGAAATTGCCGTACAGCAGGAGGCTGCTGCGTCGGAGGTGATGGCCGCCAACGCCAGCTCTGGGCCGGATGCTGTCGCGGAGGGCTTGAGTGTCGTGGGCAGCAACCCCGTCGATCCGGGGGTGGAAGTGGAACGCTTTTCGGTCGCGGTGGCCTTCGCTCCGTCCTCGGCTAACGACGACAACCGGACGATTGATGCAGTCTGGTACACCGGCGCCAAGGTTCCCCGGTTCGATTGGCGTACTGGAGAGGAGTACGACCTCATCCTGTCGATGAAGGGCTGCCGACTGGAGCGCCTCAACAACGGCGGGCCCTTGCTCGACTCGCACATGGCTTACGGCGTCGAGAGCCAGATGGGCGTTGTCCGGCGCGCATGGGCCGAGAAGACGACCGGCAAGGCGACGCTCCAGTTCAGCAAGCGGGATTCGGTGACCCCCCTCTGGAACGACGTTCGGACCGGGATCGTTCAGAACCTCAGCCCAGGGATGTGGATTTACAAAAAGGTCGATACCACTCCCAAGAATCAGGAGCGGAAGGAATTCACGGCCGTAGATTGGGAGCCGTTTGAGATTTCCCTGGTCCCGGTGCCCGGCGACGCGATGACGACCTTTATGTCGGCGGCAGGAACACAGCCGCCGGCACCGACTGAAGCTGAAACGCAACGGGCATCTGCCCAAAAGGAGAAACCTGTGGAACCTATCACGCAGGCTGCGGGCGACGAGGCCCGTCAGAACGAAACAGTACTCGCCGCGGCGCGCGACGAGGCCGTGAAGGCGGAGCGGTTGCGTGCGACCACGATTCGCACGATGGCGACCCCCTTCAAAATGCAAGAGACGTTCGTCACCGCCATGCTCGACGAAGGCTTGTCCGTTGAGATCGCCCGCGAACGCATCATGGCGAAGCTCGCCGCTCAGTTCACCGACCATCCGACCGATCCGACCAACTCGAACGTTACGATGGGTGCGGACGCGACCGACAAGCGGCGCAAGGGCATGGAGGCCGGCATCCTGTTCCGGGGCAATCCCGGCGACGCGGTCTTGCGCGAGGCCGGGCGGGAGTACGCTGGCCTGACGCTGGTGGACATCGCCCGCGAGTGTCTGGATGCTGCCGGCGTGAAGACGCGGGGCATGTCCCGCAACGACATCGCCCGCGTGGCTTTGCAGGGCCGGTTCGGCGCCGCCGAGTATTTCGAGGGCGGCATGATGACCACCAGCGACTTCCCCAATATCCTGGCGAACGTCGCCAATAAGACCCTGCGCGAGGCGTATGAGGCTGCACCGCGCACCTTCGTACCTTTCTGCCGCCAGGTGTCGGCCGCAGACTTCAAGCCCATTAACCGGGTGCAGTTGAGCGACGTTCCGACGTTGCCCAAGGTGAATGAAAAGGGCGAGTTCCATCGTACGGCGCTTTCTGACTCGAAGGAGACTTACTCGCTTGCTACCTTCGGCGAAATCGTGGCAATCACCCGCAAGGTCATCGTCAACGACGACCTGCAGGCGCTGACCCGCGTGCCGGCGGGCCTCGGTCAGGCGGCGGCCCAACTAGAGAGCGACACTGTATGGGCGGTCGTCACGGGCAATCCGAACATGGCGGACGGCACCGCGCTCTTCCACGCGAATCATCATAATCTCAACGCCACCAATGCACTGGCTGGTCCGGCACTGGGAGTGGCCCGCGCCGCGTTCCGAATCCAGAAGGCGCCGAAGGGCACCATCCTGAACCTGCAGCCTCGGTACCTGATTGTCCCCGCCGCGCTCGAACAGCCCGCCGATCAGTTGATCTACCCGATCAACCTTGCCGCCACCGCAGTTACTGGCGTGGTGCCGACCTGGATCCAGTCCCTCACGAAGATCGTCGAAGGCCGCCTCGATGCGGTTGCGTCGGTTGGTGTGACGAACTGGTTCATGGCGGTCGATCCCTCGCAGATTGACACCATCGAGTACTGCTACCTCGAAGGGCAGCAGGGCGTTTACATCGAGACCCGTCAGGGCTTCGAAGTGGACGGCGTTGAAATCAAGGCTCGGTTGGACTTCGCGGCCGGCGCGATTGACTACCGCGGCCTTTGCAAGAACACCGCGTAGGGCGGCGATCACAGGCGGGGCGGCGACAACGCGGCCCTTTCAAATCACAAAAAAGGAGAAACGAGAATCATGAACAACTTCGTGAAAAGCGGTGACAATCTTACCCTCACTGCGCCCTACGACGTGCTGTCCGGGGGCGGTTTCAAGGTTGGCAACGTCTTCGGTGTGGCCGCCAACGACACGCTCTCGGGCGCCGATGTCGAGTGCGACGTCGAGGGTGTCTACGACCTCGCCAAGGACGCCAGCACCTTTGCACAGGGCGATTTGGCCTACTGGGACGATACGGCGAAGAAGGTGACGTCCACGGTCGGCAGCAACTTGCTAATCGGAGCGGTCGAGGTGGCGGCTGCGACCGGCGCCGCCGTTGTGCGGGTCAACCTGTTTGGCGTGCCCGGCTTTTCCGGGCAGGCGCACGGCCTCAAGGTGGCGTATGCCAAATACGACTTCAGCGTGGATGGAGGCGCGTCCTGTACGCCGGCAGTCAGCGACACCATCCCGATCAACGCTGTCGTGTACGGCGGCGGTGTGGTCTCGACTACCGCTGTCGCGGCAGCCGGCGCGGCCACTGTCTCAATTGGAACCGTTGCCGGTTCCGGGGCCGCGAGCATCTTGGCGGCTACTGGCAAGGCCTCGCTCGGGACGAATGCGGTGGTGGTGCCCACTGCCGTTGCCACGCCGTTCAAGATGACCGCAGCCGGCAAGATCAACGTCACGGTCGCAACCGGTCCGCTGACGGCGGGTCTCATCGAGGTCTGGGCGCTCTACGCCACCGCCGCGGCGTAACCCCATGGCGGCGTGGACTCAACAATCTGGTTTGGCGAACGCGGCTATCCTGGCCGCGTTCGGCCAGCCGGTTTCTTACCAGCAGGGCGCAGGTGATCCGTTCACCGTCACCGGCATCCTGGACAAGAGGACCGACGAGCAGCGTCACCCCGACACTGTGTACGCGCGGCTATTCGTGGTCCTGTCAGGTTTCTCGGTGCCGCCCGATCACGGTGATGAGGTTACGCTTGACGGCTCACCTTACACCGTTTTCGAAGTACAGAATGATTCCGCCGGCGGTTGCTGGCTTTCCATTCGAGAGAAGATCTGATGGCATCGGTACGCATCTATCAAAAAAAGCAGATCCGGTTGGACCGACTGAACTTCCGCCAGGCGCAGATGTTCAAGATCGGGAACGTTGGCGTGGCTGCGGTGAAGAACCGCCTAGCAGCAGCGCAGGGTCCGACTGACTCTTCCGCGAAGCCACTCACCAAACGTTACGCAATCCAGAAGACGAAACTCGGCAAGGGCAACCGGCGCGACCTGAGCTTCACCGGCGACATGCTCCGGAATTTCCTGGTCCGGACGGTCAGCGAGAACAAAGCAAAGGCCAGCAACTCCACTCGCAAGGACCGACTGAAGGCGTGGATCAACAACAAGATTGAGCCGTGGATTTCGTTCTCGCCGAAGAACAGGACCGCCGTGCTCGACGCCACAAACCGCATCCTGATCGAGAACAAATCCCGACTCTTAGTCGAGAAGGCCCTCGGCGGCAGACAACAATGATCGATCCCTCCGAGATCATCACGAACCTTGTCGCAATGCTACGCGACGTGCCCGATCTGGTCGCCGAAGTGGGCGACGATGCGGAACGGATCTACGCCTACCACGACCAGTACCCGAAGAACGTAAGTCTGGTCCACGCGATCCACGCGATGCCCGCACCCTCGATCATGGCGGTCTGGCAGGGGACGCAGCCAGGGTCGTTCGGCGGCATGGACGTATGGAAGCACCAGGTCACGCTGTTCCTGCGCGCGAAGGAAACGGTCGGAGGCGATCCGCCCACGGCGTATTACCGACTGTTCCGATTGATCACCAAGGGCATCCCAACTGCGGCCGGCGTCGAGATGCTCAACGCAACGGTGCACACCTCCTGCTACCCGATGGACCTGCCTGCGATTCAGCGGCAGACCGATGCGGAGGGCCTGGACTACTTCGAAGTTCCCCTTTCATTTACGGAGATTGGCGATGACTGACTTTGTGTACATGCGCCCGCCATGGGGCGAGGGTGAAATTCAGAAGGTCGAAGCGAAGCCGGAACTGATCGGGCCGCTCATGGTAGCCGGCTGGAGCCAGTGTGAGCCGCCCGCCAACACCCAGGAGGTAACGACGCATGTCAACGACTAGACTGCAAGAAGTACAAATCTGCTTCGGCTTCGGCAAGCAGACCGATATCGCGACCGCCAATCTGGTCGCGGCGATGTGGCGCCTGAAGAAGCTCAACGCCCAACTCGCAAACCCGAAACTGAACACGGAGAACGACGCCGAGGAGTACGGCAAAGGTCACGAATTCGCGACTACCACGTTCAAGACGTCCTGGGACACCGGCGGTACCCTCGAAAAGTACCTGAGCGCGGAGATGGCTGCGTGGGCCATGTGCTTCGGGCTGGGCAAGGTCGTGAAGAGCGGCTCGGCGGGCAACTGGATCTACACCTGCACGCCCCTGATCCCGGCGAACGGCGACGCGACCGAATTGCCGTACTTCTCCTTCGTGGAGCAGATCCGTCCGGGCGCCGGCTCCGTCATTGACCGCCTGCTCTCCGGTTGCGCGGTAGAGGGATGGACCATCACGATTGGCTCAGGCCCTGGTCGCGCCAACAGCAAAATCACCGTCGAGTTCCACGGCAGCGGGAAGCTCACGGAGCCTTCCGCTATCACCATGCCGGCCGCGACGGTGGAGAAACTCCTGCCGTCCGCATCCCTGACGCTCACGATCAACGGCGTAGACTACGTGACGAGCAAGAACATCGTCTCGCTCGAAACGTCGTGGAAGAACAACATCCGCATGGATGCGGGGTTCTTTCCGGGCTCCGGCTTCCAGACGTCGGGTGACGCTACCACTGGAGCGATTCGAGGCCGGCTGGAATTCGGCAATCGGGCCGGCGCGCTCAAGTTCGTGGCCCGCTTCGATCACAACTCCACGGAGTTGGCACTGCTCAAGGCGCAAACCACCGGCACGGCGGTGATCCACCTCCAGTTCGACGCCAACAATTCGCTCGACATCACCTGGCAGAAGGTGGCGTTCGCCACGGCGGAAGTGGGCGAGACGGACCAGATCGTTACGGTCGCGGTGGAGGCGACGCCGATCTACGACTCGACTAACGGTCTCATCACGGCGGTTGCGAAGTGCAATGTGGACGCCATCTGCCAGTAGAAAGGATCAAACCATGGAAACTCCAGTTTTTGACGCAAGCAGGCCTATCGCAATCAACCTCCGGACGCCGAGCGGTGTGAAAACCGTCCGCGTGCGATTCCCCTCCGATGACGAATGGATCGGACGCCAGCGACGCCGCAAGGTGCTGGTGAAGCAGTTGGGGCGCGGGATCTCAGAGACCACCGTCGCCAACGGCGAAGATGTGGATGCCGCGCTGGTGGCAAAACTCCGGGAGGGCGAAGACCCGGAGATCGATGCCTTCGAGGCTATGAAAGTGGTCGAGCAGTTGAGCATGGCGGAAGTGGATGATGTGGTTCCGGATGGCGACTCCTTCAAGGTCACTCTCCGCGTCCTGGGCGCCACTACCGTCCACCTGCTGAAGATGCCCTCGGCAAAAGACGTGTTCGAATACCGACGCGGCTTCGCGCGATTGCTCGACTTGCCCTTTGGCCGGCAGGAAGTAACGATCAACATCGGCTCCGCTGGGGCGCTCTACAAGAAGCTCGCTACCACCACCGAAGGGTATGTCGGCGACGTCCCCATCATCCACCGGGCGGTCGCGGTGAAAGCTGCCATCGATGCCATGGATACCGCGTTCGCAGAGGACCGGGAAGCAAGTTTTTAGCTGGGGAGTGGCCGGATGATCCGTCGTTTCGGTTCCTGGTGCATTGGGCCCTGCGCCGAGAGGAACTGTGCGATCCCGGTCTGTGCCCCGACGCGCCGGAGGACGATGATCAGCGGTGCGACCACTGCCCGCTGGACCGACTGGACACCGCCCAGTGTGCGGAGAAGGGCCTGCTCATCCGGCGTACTCTGGACCTGATGGGGGCGCTGAAACTGGGGGTTCACATCGGCCTTGACGAGATGCGCGCCGACGAGTTCTGCGCCATGCTGATCATCGCGGAGGAGCGGGATCTGCTGGAGAGGGAAAAGTCGCCCGCATGGAGGGGAGGCGGGCCTACCTGAGATGGTAAACGCGGAACCCACCTGCGTCCTAACCGGCCACCCGCACTTTCCGCGAGTCGGCGACTACGCGTCCAGATCAATGCGTCGCGGCTAAACACGGGGTACTATTGTCAGTTGCAGGTGTAGCAGCGATGGTTGCCATTGTCGAAAACGAACCTTTGTCCGCGCCAAGCAGCGTCTTTATCTCCTATGCCCGAAGTACCAGTTTCTCTGCGGCCGAGTCCCTTTACCGTGCGCTCGGGGGAGCCGATGGTCCCGGCTTTCTTGATACCGAAGGCATAGCCGAAGGCGAGCATTTTCCTAAGAAGCTAGCGAAAGCGATCCTAGGGGCACGCGTTTTCGTCGCATTCATTGATGAGGCCTATTTTCGCCGGTGGGTGTGCCTGCGCGAACTTCAAACCGCCCTTGCGCCATTCAATAGCTTGCTAAGGAGGGCAGAGCAAGAGGCTGACCGCCTCGAAGCATCTCTCCGGCACATCATCATTGCCCTTCCGCAGGGAGGGGTGGGCGAACTGCTGAATGGATTACCGCCGTTTCTTCGAGCGACCAACTGGCCAAAGGCTACGGCAACCGAGGATCTGGTTCGGTTGACCCGAGAGAGGCTCCAGGAATCGTCCAAGACCCTTGGACAGCAATTGGATCAGCTTGACGCCCGGGCCATCGCAGAGCTCTTGCTCGTCGAAACGGCGTTGCCTCCGCCGCAGCGCATGCCTCGGCCACACTTTCCGATAACTTTGCCCCCGTCGCTCAACTCGCGCTTTGTGGGTCGGGCAGACGACCTTTTTCGAATTCACTTCTCCCTCACAACGCTTCGCGGTGAGCCCGCGAGGACCGCGGCCCTCACTGGGGCTGTGGGCGGTGGTGGTGGATTTGGAAAGACCCGAGTGGCTCTAGAATACGCCTGGAGGTTCGGCCCAACGTTCTTTCCGGGTGGGATTTTTTGGCTGACAGCCGATCAGACCGAGTCTGGACTGCAACGACAGTTTCACGGCATGCTGCGCGAGCTGAAATCGGCCACGCCCGAACTTCACTTGTTCCTACAAGCCGGCAGGGATGCCCGCAAGGAACTTGGAAACGCGCTGGCCGACGCCGGCTCGGGAGAGCCAGTGCTCTTCATCGTAGACAATCTGCCACACGACAGCAGCCTGCCTCCCAGGCCCATTACGGACTACTGTCCAGCGGTTGGAATGGTGACTGTACTCGTGACGAGTAGAGTTCGTGTGGCGGAAGGATATGTGAAGTCGCTAGATCTCGATGTCCTTAATCGCCCTGCGGCAATTGATCTCTTGACTGAAGGGCCCGAGTTACGCAGATGCCTCTCCGACGCGCAATGGAGCGAAATCGCAGCTTGGGTTGGTGATCTGCCCCTCGCTTTGGAAGTGCTCAACAGCGCTTTGCACTTCAAGGCCATTACACCGCATGAACTTTGGGCCAAATGCAAGTTTGAGAGCCCCTCCGAGCAGGTTGACCGCCAGATGGAAGCCTTGCGCGGGCAGGTCCCGCCCGGATCACTACGCGGCGTTACAGAAGCCTTGGCGCTTTCCTATGAGGCCCTCGCGCCCGAAGTACGATCTGCAAGCCGAATGATCGCCTGGTTCGCTGCTGAGCCGATTCCAGTCGAATTGTTCCATGCACTGGGCACGGACGTGGATACTTCAAACATTCGCACAGCACTGACGGCGAGGTCGTTTCTGAGCGCTCGGGGAGGCCATGACCAAGGTGTGGACGTCCTGGGAACTATGCATCGTGTTACCGCCGACTACATCCGGAGCCGTATTAAGACGCCCCGCGCCGAACTGCAGCGAGTGTGCCGAGCCCTAGGCAAGGTTATGACCAAAGAGAGGTGTGCGGACCCAACACACTGGCCTTTGATGAACGCATGCATCGGACACGCTGAGGGGGTTTTCTTCCGAGCTATTCGGCAGGAGGGCGTGCTCGATTCCGCTAACGCTTCCCTATCAGCCCTATTTACGAGAGCTGCTCGCCAACTACTACGCCGTGAGGGCCTCGCGGAACAGATCATTGGAGTCGGATTTTGCGGTCGGAATTTTCGTTATGAGCAGGCGCTGTACGATGATGCCGAACGGTATGCTCAAGCTCTTCTTGACTTCTCCAGGCGGATCTATCGAAATGGTGTGGATCTTGTGACGCCGATGTTGTCGGTGGCAGACGTGATCCGGGAGAGAGAACGAATATGGTGGGATGATCCGACCGGGACCGCGTACTCTGCCGCACGCCGACTGGAGGAAGAAGCCGTTGGGATCTGTCTAACCAGTCTGGGTGAACATCACCAGGGAACTATCAATGCTCTGAACAATCTCTCTGTCACTCTATCTTGTCAGAACGATTTCAAGGAAGCTCGACGTGTACTAGAAAAGGTAGTGGCTTTTGATCGGCAGAATTTAGGCGAAGATGATCGGGAGACCATTACCGCGATGCACAATCTCGCCATCGTCCAATGGAAATGCGGAGACGTTGACGCGGGGACATCGCTGATGCGTCGGGTATTGGATCTTTATAGGAGCGCCAGGGGCGATCTGCATCCAGATACCCTACGTACTTTAGGTTGGTTGGCCTCGATGGAAGCCGATGCCCCTCGCTCAATTCAGCTGCACACTCAGGCCGTTGACTTATATCGAAAGGCCGGATCGCTCGGAGACAGACATCCGATGACAGTAAACGAGATAGCCCGGCTCGCGCACGCGTACAAAGGCGTCGGCAGTTATGAGGTCGCAGCGAAGCTCTTCCAAGAAGAGATCTCTCTTCGTCGGCAAATACATGGGAATGATCACCCGAGGACATTAAATGCTATTGAGTTTCTAGGTCAGACCTACTATGCAGCCGGAGATTACGAGTCCGCGAAGCAAGCGCTGGGAGAGGCGGTCCGACTCCGTGAAGAGTTTCAGGGAAAGGACAACCCGCGTACGCTTTATGCTAGCCATCGCCTTGCTTGGGCGCTGTACGATCTGAGGGACTATCACGCCGCGGCTTTTCGTTTCCAGGATGTATTCGTTGCGCGCCGCCGGATCCTAGGTGAGAAGGACGAGGAGACGTTGAGAACAGCGAGCGCGCTTGGAGACGCACTGTGCCAGTTGAAGGACCTGGAAGGGGCGCAGGAACTGCTTGAGAACACGCTCGAATTGCGTCTCGGTGCCTTGGGCCCCGATCATACGCAAATGGCCTTCACGTATCGAGCCCTTGGGAGGACCTATGCAGCAATGGGGCGGTTCGATGACGCCCTAAGGTTGCTTAGCAAGGCACTCGATCTTCGAAAACGTAAGCTTGAGGCTCACCATTTGCTGACGACTCTGACCGCTTGGGACACTTTCGAGCTTCTCGAACGAATGAACGATCCCGTATCCCTCAGGGTTTTCGAAGAAAATCTCAAATGGCTGATGACCACGAAGGCCGAGGACCTACATCCCGATCTACGAATACTTGTCGGTAAGATCGGCCTCCGTCACGGGCCGAAATTGCCTCCTGACTCGGTTTCGGCGCCCGTCTAAGCCCTTAGCCTCGCGGAATCGTGCAGACACCAGGACGGATCGGCTCGCTCCCGACCGTTACGGAAGATACTGAAATCGAGTCGTTTCGCCGGGCAAGATCAGCGGCTGCCGCGTGGGAATTCAGCGAGCACTTGGCCGTATCACGCGCATTGCTGACATCTGGCACGCACCGGTGACGAGTCCGCGAGACACTGACCAAGCTCTTTCCGACTGAACCTCTCCGCTTCGCAGATACTGACCCGCTGTCACGTTCCATGGCCGACAACAATAAGCTCGAACTCGTCGTCGAGGTGGACGTCAACAGGGCGAACGCCTCGATCAAGAGCATCAACACAGGTCTGTCCAGCATGGAGCAGGCGGCGGGGAAGGCCGCGCGCGGCGCATCCGCCGGTATCGATGGTTTGACGGTCAGCATGGTCAAGGGCTCGGCGACGGGCAACCTCCTCGCGGACTCGATCAGGAAGGCGCTGGACTGGGCCAAGGAGTGGACGCTCGGTGCGGCGCAGCACGCCGCCCACACCGACAAGATGAGCATGTCGATGGCTGCCCTCGCGAGGGCCCATGGAATGAGTGCGGAGGCGTCGAACCGTGCCGTCGAAGCGGTCAAGAAGGTCGGCTTCGGAACGCAGGACGCCATCCATGCCGTCGACCGCCTGATGGTCGCGGACATGAACCTATCTAAAGCCGAGGGGCTGGCGAAGGTTGCCAAGGATGCCGCCGCCATCGAGAACATCACGCCCGGCGAGGCGCTGGAGAAGCTGCTCATGGCCATCGAGTCGGGCGCGTCGCGCGGCCTCCGGACCATGGGGATCTTCGTCGATCTCAACAAAGAGGTGGACCGCCAGGAGAAGCTGACCGGCAGGACGCTTGACGAAAACGAGGTTCGGCAACTCCGCTACAACGCGGTGATGCGCGAGGCGGCGAAGATCCAGGGCGCGGCTGGCGCTGCGGCCGGAAGCGCGGAGGCGCAGTCTGCTGCTCTTGCTCGCGAAGTGAACGAACTGAAGGAAGCAGTGGGCGAGCAGTTCCAGGGGTATTTGCGGTCGTGGGTCGGCCACCTGCGCGATCTTGTGGGCTTTCTGAAGGACAACTCCGACTGGCTGGTGAAGTTCGGAGAAGCGGCGATCTTCGTGGCCGGCGCGATTGTCACGTACGGCATCATCACGAAGATCGCGGGCATTGCCAGCGCCGTGCAAGGGCTGGCCCTGGCGCTCACTGCGAATCCCATCGGGTTGCTGCTGACCGGCGTTGTCGCCGCCGGCGCAATCATCTACTACGAATACAACAAGATGCACGAGGGCATGGATCGTACCTTCGACGACATGCGCCGCAAGGGACTCCAAACGGATCTCTTTAGCGGGAAACTCAAGCCCGATGACGTGAAGAAAATGGGCTACACCGACGACCAGGTCAAAGAGATCATCGGTGGTCGGCGGATGTTGCCTGGCGATTCCTGGGACGACTTCAGCGGCGTGGGCTTTCCGAAACTCAAGATCCTGGGCAAGGGCGAACTCACGGACGACGAGGTGAACCGGATCGCGACGGAGCGAAAGAAGCGGGGCGAAGCCGAGAAGTCGGCCCAGGAACTCTACATGCGCGCCGTCGAGGAGCGCAAGAGCGCGGAGCACGACCAGGCGCGCGCCCGCATTGAGGACTCCATGAAGATCATCGAGTCCACGCACTCCGAAACCCAAGCCGCGAGGGAATCGCTGAACGTCGTGCTGCTGTCGATGCAGGAGCGTCAGGCTGGCGTCGAGAAGATCAAGGAGGAGGAGAAGCGCGAGATCGAGCAGCGGTCCACGTACACGGACGAGAAAAGTGGCGCCGTTCGACATTTCAAGCTCAATGCTTCCACCCTCGAAACAATCCACAAGGCGACCGCGGAAAGGCTCGCGGCGTTCGACATGAAGTTCAACGAGGAGGAATCGCGCCGCCTGGAGCAGATGTGGAAGGCGTCGGCCGCGCGCTCCCAGAAGATGTTCGAGCTTCTGTATCTCGAACCGATGAAGCAGAACCTCTACGTATGGGAGCAGGAATCGCATTGGCAGGACAAGATCGACGACCAGGGCCGTTCGGCGGCGATTTCGGCGGTTGACCAGCGGAAGAATCTGCAACTGGCCCAACTGGAGTCGGTGGATGCGCGCACGCTTCAGGACAAAGTGGCGTTGGAGAACGCCAAGACCGCCATCGAGGTCCAGGCCATGAAGGACCGGACCAAGATCGAACTGGAGGAGATCGACGCTCGGACGGAACGCCAGGTGGACGAGGCGCGCAAGGCGGCGATGGCGCAGGGCATCTTCTACGAGCCCTATCTCGACCAGATCGGCAACAAGATCCGCGAACTGGGCCAGCACGAAAAGGACGCTCTCCAGAAGGCCACCACCACTGAGATCGACGTCGCGCAGATCAAGGGCGCGACGTCCACGCGCAAACTCGTCACGGACCAGTACCAGAGCATCTTCCAATCGCTCAAACAGCAGGCTGGCGGCGTTTTCGACGCCCTCGCGACCAAATCGCAGTCGGTGTGGTCGGCGATTGGGAACTCGCTGAAGACCGCGCTTCTCACCGCTATCAAAGATGTCGTGACCTCGCGCGTGGCGATGATGCTGATGAACATGTTTGTCCCCGGCGCCAACATGCAGATGCAGCAGGGCGGTATCGGCAGCGGCAAGGGTGGCGGTGGGCTGTTCGGCGGGCTGGGCGGCATCCTCGGGATCGGTGCGGTCCCGGTGTTCGCTGGTGGCGCGCCTGGCGGAACGCCCCCGTTCCTGCCATCTGGCAGTGCCGGCCCCGGCGCTGGCAGTGGTGGTGGGCTTGGGTCCATCCTGCCTCCTATCTTCGGATCGGGCGGTATCGTCCGTTTCCCCGGCTCAGCGGTAGGCGGGACGCCGCCGTTCGTGCCGTCCTCGTCGGGAGGCGGTGCCGGCATCGGTGCCGCGCCAGCAGCTGGAGGGATCTTCTCGAAAGCGGGCTTGGCTGGCATACTGCCCGGCCTCAAGTCGTTCTTCGGGTTTGGCGACAACAAGTGGGTCGATATGGGCGGTGGCCGCATGGCCACGGGCGGCTGGATCAGCCAGTACGGATCGTTTGGCGACAAGCTCCAGGCTCTTGGCAAGTCGGACGCCGCCCTCATGGGTGGGGCGCTCCTGGCGATGGATGGTCTTCGGCGTGGCGGCAAAATCGGCGTCGCGGAGACCACTGCGGGCGGCGCGTTGATCGGGTACAAGTTCGGCGGTCCTCTTGGCGCGGCCATCGGTGGCGTCGCCGGAGCGGTCGCAGGCATTGTCCGGTTGTTCGTGAAGGGCGCTGCGGATAAGGCGAAGGAGAAGATCAAGGCACTCTACGGGGTCGATATCGCCGATAAGGGGGTGTTGCAACAGATCGTAGACATGGCCAAATCCGGGTTCGGCGGCAACCTCGACATGGCGATCCGCTCGCCCCAGATCCGCGACCTGATCCAGTTGTACGCCATGACCACCGGCCAGAAGACGACCGGCATGCCCGGTACAGTGACGCCCCTCTCACTGGTAGAGACGGGCGGATCGTTATTCCAGTCGCCGCAGTACAACAACGGCACCCCGCTTCCCGCCCTGGGAGGCCTGCCGGGACTCGACCAGATCGGCGCCGGCACTCCGTCCGGTGGCGGGCTGGTGATTCAACTCGACGGGCCCGCCACGACGGCGCTACTCCAGGGTCAGGCGGTGCAGGCCATCACCAACAATCCGCGCCTAGTACAAAACGCGTCGATGGCCGCGACGAAATCGAACGCGAACCGGCGCGAACTCACCAGCCTTCAGTTGAGCCCCGGAACGATTGTCAGCTAAGATGCCCGGTTCTGTTCTAAACGCTGCTCCGGCCACGGTGCTCCCGTTATCGCTGTGCAAGTCGTTCGTCCATGAGCGGGCGTACCCGCTGATCGAGAACGAATACAAGAACGGCGAGTCGCAACGTTCGGTGTTGGCAGCGACCAGCCGGAAGCGGTGGCGCTTGACGAAGCGGCTGCCACCAGTTGTGCTTCAGACACTCAGAAACTTCTTCGACGCGCGGGACGGCTCGACCGAACCGTTCTACTTTTACGACCCCTACGACACCAGCCCGAAGTTCTCATACGATCCAACGGGCATCGCAACTGTTGGCCGCTACACAGTCCGCTTCAACGGCGATTGGCAGCAGTCGTCCGGGCCCGGCAGGTCGGACGTTCAGATAGAACTGCTCGAACTGGCATGAAGGTGGATTCCTTATGAATCGTATTTTCCTATTGGTATTCATGTGGGCGGCGACTCTGTTCTCGCAGACCCAGATCCGCGACACCGCCTATACCGGGGTTTCGGGAATCCAGTTCAGCGGCAAGGTAGTGATTTCCGCGCCGGACATGACGACCGCCGATGGCCGTACGGTTCTCCGGTGGCAACAGGAATTCACAATCGCCAACGGTTCTATCTCATTCGATCTGGAGCCGAACGACACCGCCGTTCCTTCCGGAACCAGTTATCTGGTCCGTTTCACACCATCGCGCGGCGGCGCATCGGGGGCATGGTCGGAGCGTTGGGTCGTACCGACGAGCCCGTCGCCATTAAAGCTCAACCAGATTCACATCTTGAACGTTCCGGCGCCGACGATCATGATTCAGCCTCAGCAGATCCTGGGCGGCGGTGCGATGCCAGGCAAGTGCCTGGGCTGGACAGGGACCTCGTGGCAACCAGTGGACTGTGGAGCGGTAGGGTCGGTGGGCGCGACAGGGCCAGCAGGCGCGAACGGCACCAACGGCAACACGGTGCTCAGCGGGACATCTGGGCCTAATTCGGCGCAGGGAGTGGACGGAGATTTCTTTCTGCGCACGGACACAAGTTGCCTGTATGGGCCGAAGGCTGCTGGCGCCTGGGGTTCCTGCGCCTCGTTGATCGGCTTGCAGGGTATCAAGGGCGATACCGGGACCGTTGGCCCGGCGGGTAGCACCGGTCCGCAGGGTATCCCAGGGATTCAAGGCTCACAGGGCATTCAAGGCTTGGGTGGTGCTGACGGCCGCGCGGTTCTCAATGGAGCCGTGTCACCATCGGCTGGTACCGGAGCGAACGGGGACTTCTACCTGAACACGGCGACAAGCTGCCTGTACGGTCCGAAGGCTGCAAGTGCTTGGCCCGGATCGTGTACTTCGCTGGTCGGGCCAGTGGGTGCCACAGGTGCGCAGGGGATCGTCGGTGCCACTGGGCCTCAGGGAAACGTTGGGGCCACTGGCCCGCAGGGACCGCAAGGTGCAACCGGGCCGCAGGGAAATGTCGGAGCCACAGGCGCCCAGGGGAATCCTGGGGCCACAGGAGCTACCGGCTCGCAAGGGCCGCAAGGAAGCGTCGGAGCCACGGGGCCACAGGGCGCGTCGGGTGCGGATGGGAAGACCATCTTGAACGGGGCGGGTGCTCCGGGGTCTGGGACGGGAGGCGACGGCGACTTCTACTTGAACAACACGAGCACCTGCCTGTACGGACCGAAAGCCTCGGGTGCGTGGCCCGGAACCTGTACTTCGCTGATTGGGCCGACAGGGGCCGCGGGCGCGACAGGTGCGGCGGGGGCTGCCGGGACGAATGGCAGTAGCGGCGGCAATGGCAACACAGTGCTGAGCGGGACCTCTGGGCCTAGTTCGGGACAGGGAGTGGACGGAGACTTCTTCCTACGGACTGATACCCATTGCCTCTGGGGGCCGAAGGCTTCGGGTGAATGGCCGGGGACGTGTAGCTCGCTGATTGGGCCGGTCAACACAGCAGCGGTCAATGCCGGCCAAAAGGGATCGTATTACCCGTACGGGATCGGCTACAGTTCTGCCGGGTCGGCCTATTTCGGTGTGGGCGGCGCGAACCATGGGGTTAGGATTCCGCTCACTGTCCTCGCCACGCTGGAGTTTCGCTCCATCGGCGCGTATATCACTGCCGCGTCGGGAACATGCAGTGGTACGTGCGGCGCTGTCATCACGATCAGGAGCAACAACCTCACGTCAATCGTGGTTCAGACCGCCGTGCTGGTGAGCGGGGGCACGCCTAACATCAATGCGAGCACCGTGGGGATTGGATTCGCGGTAAGCAGCGGCAGTGCGGTCTCAGGTGGGGTCGCCACGCTGCCAGCCGGATCGTACTGGCTTTGTTTCGACTCTGACTCCACCACGCTGGCAATCTCGAACGTTTACACCACCGGCAACGTGCAAGGGGTGATCGACGGAAGCATTGGTGGGGGCGTCCACGCCGTGGCTGTAATCAGCGGGATGGCAAGCAGCACTGGGAGTGGGGCGAGTTTGGCGCCCACGGCTGATGTATCTGCAGCCGGCTGGGCACCCACAGCGACGCTGGCGTTGCCGATGATCGCGTTTCACAACTACTTCTAAGCGCGAGGACGTTTCCCAATGCCTGACACTCTCGGCAACATTACGGTCCCGGAGGTCGCCGTCTCCGGCACGTTCCCCATCGTTGCAGACTACCCGTTCGGGCGTTCCAGCCATCCGGACGTGGCGATCCATCAGTTCGGGAGCGGCAACGCCAAGATCGAGCAACGCTTCCTCCTCGGCGCGGGCGCGAAACGCTTCACCGTACGGCGCGCCTTCCTCCGTGACGCTGACCGGCGCGCGCTGCGCGACTTCTGGGAGTCGAAGTACGGTCCCTACGGCGCATTCACCTACAACGCACCCAATGACGACGGCAACGGCACCACCGCGTACACCTGCCGGTTCGCCAACGATCCTCTGTCCTGGGAGATGCTCGCGGACCACGCCTGCAGCCTCGGCGTGACGCTGGTCGAGATCCCGGCTTCGAACCCCACTTACCCGCTCTCCTCGACCGTAACCCGCTTCCCGCCACAGGCACTACAGGACGCTCTGCTGTCGCAGGTGCAGCAGATGATCCCGCTCATCAAGATCCAGCCTCTCCAAAGTGGCTACCCCGCCATCTATCTCTCCGACCGGCGCTGCACCATCGGGCCACAGTTGTACTTGCCGCGACTGGTGGACTTCGATGGCATCTCGCAGGGTATGGGGAACGAGGCCGATGACGCCACGTTCACCTTCGGCAACGCCGACCGCGTAATGCGCGACTTGGCGAACGACGTGGACCTGTTCCGCGCGACCATCGAGTTCTCGCTCTACCACGTCGGGCAGCAGATCAAGCTCGACCTGTGGAAGGGCGACATCGTCAACTGGCAGTTCGACTCCGGCGTGGAGTTCAAGGTAACCGCCGCCGACGGCCTGTACGAGCTCAACCTGCCCTACCCGACGCGGAAGGTGTCGCGGTCCTGCTGGAAGGCGTTCAACATCGGCGCGTGCCCCTACTCGACGGCGGGCGCGATGGACTTGGTGCACTTCCCCTCCGGCGATTCGACCAAGTGCGACAAGGGGTACGACACGCCCAACGGCTGCCTGGCGCACGGCATGAAGCGATACTACGGCGCGGTGGTCGCTGAGCCGCAGGGAGTGACCATCAAGGACAACTCCACCGGCGTCTTCGGCTTCGGACGGTCGAGCATCACCAGCGTGTCGCTGGTCTCAGATTCCATTTACGACCAGGTCATCCCGGAGATTTACACCGACAACGAAATGCCGGTGAACTGCAAAGTGGCGGCGGGCCGGGACGAGAGCGACTTTTACGAGGCACTAGGGATCGTGGGCGAGGGGCCCCTCATCTCCTACACCGCCGCGCACTACGAAGACCTGAACGGGAATCCGGTCGCTATGGGAAGCACCGGCGCAGTCTTCGTCGGCAGCACGCTCGATGGCCAGGCGCAGCACGGGTGGCCCAACCAACCTACTTACGGTATCCGCCAGGTTCTGGGCGCGGATCCTGCGGCCGACGGCGACTGGTTCTCGCTGGACCAATCCGGGAACACCATCGGCGGCGACTGGCGCAAGGTGTTCTCCGGCAACTCGACGTACAAGGATAATTACGCGGCCGGAACCGCGTTCTTGGTTATCCGGCGCAGTGACACCAAGGGTCTGCAACTCACCAAGCCCGGCGATCACGCCATGGTGGCCTACGTCCAGATGGGCATGAGCGGGTGGGTGTGGACCTCGCCCGGCGGCAGCGCGGTCTTCGGTCCGCCCCTGGTGAACCCGGTCTGGATCGCCATCAACATGCTGCTGCGGGCCCGCGGGCTTCGGCTGGGCTCGAACGCCACCACCGCGCAGTTGAATCTCGCGGAGACGTTCTTCGACGTGCAAGCCGCCATCGACGCGGCGGCGATCTGCGACCAGCAGGTGACCGCGCTCGTCGGCGTCGGCAGCGAGACGCAGTTCAAATTCCGAGGTACGTTGCAGGAGGAGAAGCCCCTACGCGACTGGATCCAGGAAGTGTTGATGAACTGCCTGGGGTATTACACGTTCTCGTTCGGCAAGCTCAAGATTGGCGTTCGCGTGAACTCCTCGACGGTCGAAGCCTTCACCATCGGGAACATCGTTTTCAATTCGCTCCAGTTGGCCCCGCTCAAGCCTTCGTTCGACCACCTTACCGCCAACTTCGCGGACCAGGACTACAAGTTCGTCAACAACTCGGTCACCGTCTACGACATGGACCGCGCCACGCTGCTGGGCGGCGCGGCCGGTCCGCTGTTCCTGAAGTCCAACGTCAACCTCTCCGGCACCTGCACCAAGTCGCAGGCGGCGCGGATCATCAGCATCCGCCTGCGCGAGGAACTGGGCGGCACCAGCATCGCGGAGTGGAAGGCAGCACGCCAGTTGGTCTTCCGCACCACGGTCCTGGCGCTAAATACGGAACCGGGAATGGTCTGCTCGATGACGCATCCGGACATGCCGGGCGGGTCGGGCGAGTTCCGCGTGTCGTCCTGGAAGCTCAACAAGGACTACTCCATCGACCTTCAGGGCCGCACGACCACGGACTCCATGTACGATCTGGTCGCCGGGCCGAAGCCCGCCGATGTGGTGGCCACACCAGTTCCGGACGAGAACCTGCAAGACACGGGAGTTCCTGGCATCGTCACCGGCGTCCCCACGCTCACCGATTACGGCACGTACGCGGTGAACAACATCGTTATCCTGCCCGACGACTCCGGCAACACAAACGTGGTGGGCGCGACCGAGATCGCGCTGGGGCTCTACTACGTCGATGAACTGGCGACCGACCTGTGGGCCAGTATCGACTCGGCGATGGACGCAGCAACCGATCCGGCCACGGTAAACGGCACCGTCAATCCGGACACTTCGCGCACATTCAAGGTGGGCGATTTCATCGTGTTCAACGACGAGGCGACGGACGCCAACCATGCCGGCCGCCGGTCTTATGAGTGCGCACAGATTGTCGGCCCCGGCATTTCCGGCGATGTGGTCCCGACCGGATCGTTTCAGTTGCAGCGCGCGTACCCGGGCGTCGATCCGGGGTTTGCGACTTTCGGAACGCTTATCTGCTCCCACCTCGCCAGGACTAAGTTCTACAAGCTCGACATGAAGACGTTCACCTACGCGGTCAAGAAAGGCTTCTTCCGCACGCCCAGCCTGCCGCCGCGCGTCGATGCAACGATCCCCTCGGTGTGCGTCGTGGCGGCACTAGTCGGCGTGGCGAACCACTTTGGGTATGGGCCCTTCACGGTCTTTCCGCAGAGCCACCACAACGAGCCGTTCATGCCCGGCGACCGCACCTGCTCCGGCGGCGCCTACACGTTCCAAATCCCCGGCTCGCTCGCGGCGCAGGACAACGTCGCGATCCCCTTGAAGGTGCAGAACGCCGCTTCAATCCGGTGCGTCTATGCGTACCTCCAGCAGGGGACCAGCGATGGCCAGTCGGCCTACGTCGTGAAGTACTCCACCGATGGCGGCGCGACGTGGAACGTCCTGGAGAAGATGGGAATCGCGCAGAACATCGGGACGCCGTTCAAGAACACCTGGGACTTCCTTGTCTCCCAGGGCTACGGTAAGCCGGAGACCCGCCGACTGCCATACGACGACTACGGGCTAGTGACCACGGCGGACATCACCGGCAGCGGCACCGCGCACCCGGTAGCCACGACTTCCTATGACGCATCCACAAGCGGCCTGGTGCCAGGCGACTTCGTCTTCCTGGAGTTCGGTCTAGCCAACGAGGAGCACGTAAACGTGATTTCGGTGGAGACGGTAAACCAGACCTTCACCGCCATCGTGACCATGAGTCATCCGGCCGGATCGAGCATACGGCCCTCGATCTGGCCGACCGCCGTCCTCCTCGAAGGGAACGACCTCGCGTTCGATATCAAGGCGGTGGCGTCGCCCAACGCTGGTTCCGATCTGACGGTGGTGGTCCAGACGTGAAAAGCTGCAAGTGTCGGTTCACCGATATGTGGACGGACGCAACCGAGGAGCAAAAACCCCACTCCCGCCGTGTGTCAGGCCCCAATTCCGCCCAGGACCCAGTTGACTGTCAGGCCTCGGCTTGAGAGATAATTACGGACCTGCTCGACCGCGTTGATCTTTAGTTGAGAAACGACATCCGGGTTGGGGTCATCCCAGATCTTGTGGGCGAACAGCCTCTCGGCCCGGCCCTCGATCAGGGTCCACTGCGTGTCATTGATAGCACGGAAGAGCACCTTTTCTCGATCGGAGGCGTCGTAGAGTTGTAGCACCTGAGCAATCACGTCGCGGAGCATGGGGACCCAAGCCCTCATGGCCCCCGCACCGAAGATTCGTTCCGCCCTCTGGTGGGCAGCATTGTTAGCCTCGGGATTCCAGCGCCCCACGAGCTGCTTCTCGGCTATCACTGACATCAACCGGACTAAGTTTTTCTGCTCCTCACCCCGGAAATCGTCAGGCCCTTCAAATTCGACCGTCGTTGGTGGCGAGAAGATGAACTCCCGGAAGAAGGTCTTTTCCAGAATGCTAATCGAGAGAGGGTTCTTGCGGGTGCGGTTCCGCTCGGCGATGAACTCTGAAAGGTGATTCTCGGGGGCCTCGATTACGTCCTGCTCGATGGCCATTTGGAGCATTTTTTTGGCCTCGACTGTTGTCTTGCCGCGCACCCGCAAGAACGCAGCGAAGTCGCCTTCGTTCTTGGGGCCAGGCCGTTCTAAGTACTCTTCCCACTCCTGCTTGAAGATGTCGCTGTACTTGGCAATTAGCGTACTGGTAAAAAAGGGCATCTGCCGCAGCTTGTCGTGGGCGATAAGGTTGGTGTCCTTCAGCAGTCGGACATCGGGATCGATGTACACCTTGCAATCGAGCGATCTTCGGCCCGCCCATATCTGCGCAGCAGACTTGTGCTGGCCGTCGAACAGCATGATTTTTCCTGCGACGAGTCGGCAAACCGCCGGGGCAAGCTGAGTATGCGCCGTCAGGTGTCGGTACAGTTCCCAGACGCGTTTCTGTTCCAGCGGCCGAGGCTGAAGGTCGGTGTCGTTGCAGATGTATGCGATCGGAAGTACAGAATAGAAGTAACGCATACCCGTTGCGGGGCAGGAAAACACTGAGCAGATCTGAGGGGATTGTTCAGGATCTGTGAAGTGCAGAGTGAGCTGGGAGTGGAGGTCACCGTCACACGTTACCTTCCGACCAAAGCCACTGGACGACAGCTTAAATTCGAGCAGGTCATCGAGCCGGCGCGGGTCGGCGTGCTCAAAAAACCGAGCCATTGCAAGCTGATCACGAAACTCTGATAGCGACAGGGTTCGGATGCGGCGATGGTGTTCCTTGCAGACAGCCCCAATGTTACCGGGCTCACTCGGACCGTCGTCGGAAAATGGCTTGATGTGATGAAACTCGACGTCTCCTTCGTTCTCAATTGGGTGGTCATCGACAAAGCAATAAAGCACTCCATTTCGGCGCTGTTGTGCCAGGACCTGCTGCTTCTCGGGATCTGTAATCTGCCTTTTAAGGGAAGCCATTCATCACTCTCCGGACCAAAGAACCGCTTGACCCCTTCCGGCTCGCCGAAGGCGCGCGTTCAAGCGACCGCGAAGGGATCTTAAGCTCTCATACCCGTCAACGGCGAACTCGATTACAACTCAGTTCCAACATCCCAGTCAAGGGTGGTGTCTTCCACCCAAGGCGGCAATATCTTGTCTTCGGAACCGCTACACATCTTCGACCCACGGCGCAACTTCCAGTTGCAGGGCTTCGCCGGACGCGCCGCGACCACCACGATCCACGACGCCACCGAGACGGGTGTCTCCATCTCCGGCATCTTTCAGGCCGCAGAGGACTTCGCAGTCCTTGGTTGGTGGAACGCTTACGACTACTTCAACCACCTTCGCCTGAAACACTTGCCGAAGACCGATCTCTCTGGCCTGAAGCTGGAGTTCGACATCGAGTATGACCAGACCCTCGACGGCGCGATCCGCCTCGACGCGGCCAAGTACCCATCCGTCTCCTGGGACGCCATGACGTTCGTCACCGGCGCAGGCGACAGCCACGACGTGCGCCTGCTCGATCACGCGACCGTGGCATCCGGCAGCGAGACCGCCGCCACGGTCCTCATCGATATCGGCGGCGACGAGAACATGGACGGCGGAATCGACTGGCTCCACCTCTACTTTCGCGATACGCGGTACACGGTGACCAGCACGGACTGCCGGGTTGAAACTCAATTGACCGCAACGGTGAAGGCGGGCGATGTGAGCCTACCGGTCGGCAGCACGGCGGGCTTCGCCACCGCGGACTGCATCTGGATCGAACGATCCGGCACAAACGAGGAGCAGACCACCATAATCGGAGTCGGCACGGGAGCGCTCCACGCGCGTGCATCGATGGACCACCCAAGCGGCTCCTACGTGACCCGCAAGACGAAGGCCTGGCACGTGGCGCAGAAGCTGTCGGACATCATCAACACTGCTGGCGCCTCCGTTGCTGGCCGATTTGGTCCGGACCAGAGCGGCGTGATTCACGCGCAGGCGTGGGCCAGCGGCCCCAGCACCGGCGGCATCACTATGACCTTTGTGCTGGGCACCGGGGCGACGCCGCGGTACGGGAAACTCGGGAATCTGAACCGTGTCTTTGTCGCTCACGGCCGCACGCTGGCCGGCGTGCCGGTTAGCAGCGGGCAGGGACTCCAGTGGACGGCGGGCAGCGGGGCCACGATCCTGTTCGCCAACGGCGACAACACCACGAAATACCACATCACGCTCGACTTTACGCAGACCTTGCTGGACAAGAACGGCGCGGTGGTTCCGATGAGCGACTGCCGGAAGATGTACATGGTCTTCGCACCACGTTTCGAGAACGTCGAGCAGGACCTCCAGGACGGGTGTTTCCTCGCTGCCGGTGTGGGGGCCTCCGATGCCACCTGGACGGTGGACGACACCTCGAAGCTCACCGGTGGCCGGTACTTCATCGGCACTCCAAATCTGGAGGAGCGCATCCAACTGCTGTCAGTGGTTTCGGCAACGCAGATCACGGTGGCGCGCGGTTTCGAAGCATCGACTCCCGGCGCGTGGCCGGCGGGCGCGCGCCTCCAGAAGCTATCGCCCGTCTCCGGCTTCCCCGGCAACGTCGAGTGGGGATGCACGATCTCCAACATCGCGATCACCGGCAATGGAAGCCTGAAGGTGGGTGGCGGGTCGGATCGGATTGAGGAAGCGGACGCGCGATGCAACTACACGGGTTTTTGGGAGAACTACTCCTATGGCGGTGCCTTTCCGTCGCAGTGGTGGAGCAAAGGGCACGCCAAGCGCACCGCGCCGTCGAACGCGCAGGACGTTCGGAAGGTCACGCTCCGGTACTCCTACCCGCGCCAGCACGATCTTTACCTTGGGACCTTCCTCAACACCGATTGCGGCAAGGTCACAGTCTCCGTCGATGGCGTGGCAACCACGCATGATCTGTACCTGAGCGAATACGGAGGGACGACGGCCAATTTGAAGGTGCGCGGCGCGGTCGGAGCCGGAACCCACACGGTGGAAATCACCGCCACGTTCACCAGGAACGCGGCGAGCAGCGGGTACTACTTCTATTTCGATTACTTCTGGCCTCTCGAAGCCCAGGACGTACCGGACGCGCCAAAGGTCTATTCTGACGTGTCCCTCGCGATGGACTTCGACACCGACCACGGCTACAAGAAGCCTCCGGCATGGCATCTCTGGCAACTCCAGAAGCTCGGCTTCAAGGGCCACGCCGACGTGTACATGGGCGTCTTCTGGAACAACAAGCGGCGGCGCATCAACGCCACCTACCCGTACGCCACGGTAGTCTTCTCCGGCACGCCCGCCGCTGGCGACGTGGTCTCGTTCTCGATTGGCGGCAACACTGTGAGCCACGCCATCGGTTACGGCGAGACGTTGCAGGGGATCGTCTCCGACATGCGCGCAATCATCAACGGGCTGTTCTCCGGTGTGTGGGCCGACGATAACTTCGGATCGAGCACCACGCTCCGCATCCAATCGAAAGCGCCTTCATGGACGTACACCGGGGTCGCGGTGAGCGCGCCGAACTCCGTGACGCTCACGCTCACGGACCACCTCGGCACGGTTGGCGCCGACGGCGATTGGGAAATGATCGACGCTGTTTCGCCAGTGATGACCGAGGGCGCGCGGAAGTGGATTCGCGACCTCGCCGGCCAGTTCCAGGCGGCGGGCATCAAGGCTTCGTTCGCGTTCTCGATGGAGTGTTATCTACCTCCGGCCGCGATGCGCGCCAAGTACCTGTCGTACGCCGGTGGCGTGGTAGCGCCAGGCACAGACGTGGACCTCGGCGTCCCGTCCCACCAGATGCACTTCGGCACCCGGGTCCGGACGTACCTACGCCAGATGTACAAGGAGTGTGCCGACCAGATCGAAGCGGCGGGTCTGCCGGTGGTGCTCCAGTTCGGGGAGACGCAGTGGTGGTACTTCGATAATCAGCAGCAGGACGCGCACGGCGGGATGCCCTACTACGACCAGGACACCATCAGCGACTTCGCCGCGGCCAAGGGCCGCCAGATCTGGCCGTTCCGGGCGAACACCGATGATCCGGCTGGCGACCCGGCTCACCAGAACGAAACCGCCGACTTTCTGCGCGACCGCATCTGGGCCTACTGCCAGGACGTGATCACCTATGTCCGGGGGTACCATCCGACCGCCGTGTTCGAATGCCTGTGGCCCCTCGATGCGAACCAGGGTGCGCCCAAGCCCAGCGCGAAGTTCCGCGCGCTCAACTTCTATGTGAACCTGCCAAACCAATGGAAGAACTCCTCCTACGGGATCAAGTATTTCCGGTGCGAGGGCTTCGACTACGACGTCTGGCAGAAGAAGTCCGGCCTGATGAAGCAGGCCATCACGTTCGCGAGCACCGCGCTCGGCAGGCCCGCTTCGGAATGCATGTTCCTGGCCGGGCTATACGGCCCACCGGACCCGCCCATGGCGCAGGCATACGGGATGTGGCTCCCGCTGAAGCTCTACTCCTTCTGCTACTGGGCCTTCGATCAGTTTTGCCTGAACTCCCGCCCGGTTCCCCTGGAAATCGCCGGCCAGATGCAGGTGATCGGCGCGCAGTACTTCAAGCCCAACGCCACGCGCGCTGTCGAATCGGTGATTGCGGAGCCAGTCGGGATCGTGGCGGGCGGCGCGCTAAATCGCTTTGAAGCGAACCGGAGAAAACTGAATGTCTAACTTTCCGACCGCCATTGACGCGGCACCCACGCTGTATTCGCCCGTCGACGCGTTCTCGACCAAGCCCCTCGAAACAACCGCCAACGGAGCCATCGGCGCGGGCGACTCCACCATCAACGTCCCTTCGACCATGGGAGGGTTTGCCGCCACGTTCGGCATCCTTTCCATCGACGACGAGTTGATCGTTTACACGGCCAAGACCGGCACGCAGTTCACCGGTTGCCAGCGCGGGGCGTTCGGGACGGTTGCCGCCAGCCATCTCACCGGCGTCCCGGTGAAGGCCAACATGGTTTCCGGCTTCATCACCGCCCTCCAGTCGGCGGTGCTGGCCATCGAGAACGAGCTCGGCACGGCGGCGGCGCGCAACTACGTCCTGAAGAACGGCGCCGTCACCATCACCGGCCTGAAGACGTTCCAGGACGGCGCGGAGTTCGGGACGGGAAACAAAGCCGCCACGGGCCTGGTGCGCCTGCCCAACGTCGGTGCGGTGAAATGGCGCAAGGCCGACAACTCGGGCGACCTCGGGATGGCCCTGAACGCCAGCAACCACGTGGCG